GCGGGAAGAAGTCAAGCCGCATGGGACGAATACAATGCTCAACTCGCTGAACGCCAAGCCACAGAGGAACAGGAGACTGCCGCCAAAGAAGAACGTAGATTCCGAAAAGGCGGAGCGAGATTAAAGGCCAAACAGCGCGTAGGGTTTGCCCAGGCAGGAGTGACTTTTGAGGGTTCACCTTTAGCGGTCTTAGAAGAAACTGCCTCCGAACTGGAATTAGACGCCTTAGAGATTAGACGAGGTGGACAGGTAGGCGCTCAACAACTGACAGCCGCCGCTGTATTGAGTCGGTTTTCCGGCAAGAGTGCTATATTAAGAGGCAGGGCGGCACGCAGGGGGTCATATTATCAGGCAGCGAGTTTGGGTTTATTGGGTGCAGGGTCGTTAGGACAGGGAAGTTTAACAAACGACCAACGATTAGCTCTAAAACATAGGATTGTATAATGGCTGAGATACCGAAATATTATGCAAGAATACCGCAGAGGGTTACTCAATTACCCCGCGCTCCGTCAGCGCAGTTAGCCGACGTAGGGCAGGGTATAGAGGCTCAGGCCATAGCGGGCTTAGGCGCGGCCACGGTTGACATAGCGACAAAGTGGTATGAACGTGAGGGCAATAGCCAATTCGATACTTCCCGCAGATTAGCGAGGGAAAAGATAAACGCTTTCAATTTAACGGATTTCCCGGATTCCGCCAGTCACGATACGGCATACGAGAGACTAAAGGCCGACATTAAAACATTCCCTGAAAGCAATAACAGCGGGTCGCGCAAATATCAGCGTTGGTTCGATTTCGTAAGCCCCAACCTTGACAATATCGCCGCGGAGAAGAAAATTCGCATGATAGCTCGACATAATGCTATCGCTTACTTCAAGAATACCGCCGCCATAGCCACCGAGCCGGATTTCGCTACGGCCCAGGCGGAAGCCAGGTTATTAACACAAGGGGCTATCGACGACAAGGTGAGGACGCCGGCCCAGGCGCATTCTGATTTCGAGAGGATTATGGACGGCTGGATAGAAGCAGATGTCTGGAACCGTGCTACAGCCGTTATACGCCCGGACGGCGAAGTTGACTGGTCGCAAGCGGTAGAATGGTTTGCCCAGGCGGAGAACGTCAAGGGCCTCCCCGCTGACGTAGTAGATAATCAGCTTGAAAATGCCAAGACGCAGAAAGCTTTGCAAGATGGTCGCGACGACGAAAGACTTGAAGAGCAGCAAGAGATTGACAGAGGAATGATTTACGACAAAATCCATCAAGGAGCGATAACCAGGGCCGAGATTGAGGCCACTTCCCTTGACGAAAAAGAACAATTTGCTATGTGGGAAATGACACGGCGGGAGGCCAAACGCCAGGCGGAAGGCGAATTGATTATAACTGACCCGCAGGTCCGGTCCCAGATTCTCAGGGATACGACGAGTATTATTACCGGAGCAAAAACCAGGTCGGAAGTTATGGCGCAGGCCAACGAAGCAAGGTTTGGTAATTTCGCCGACCCCGCTAACCCCACAGAGCCAACGATAGACGAGGGCACTTACAATAGCCTGGTATCCGGCATTGAGGCCCAATACGAGCAGGGGTTCGGGCAAGCAATGTCAAAGGTGACGGATTACGCAGAGGGGATACTGCTTAATCCTGATTCGCTGGGGTTTATCAAAAACGCCCCGGTAAGGCACCGGACCTTTGGTGATTTTCAAGAGGCATGGTTAGAGTGGGTAGCCGAACAAGGCGACAAACTGAAACTATCTGATATTTATCCAGAGGGCCGCAGAATGGCGGCAACCTACCAGATTTCCGACGAGGAAGCGGAGCGGCAGGAAACTGAGATACAGACGGGATTGAGGGTAAAGGAATCAAAACCCGAATTGGATGCAGCGACAGCGCGGTCAATCCTCGAAGAAGCGGGCGGAGACAAAGACAAAGCCCGTAAAATAGCAAAGGACCGAGGATTTAGATTCTGATGGGCGATATATTTGATACAATCTCAGAAGAACCAAAAGACATATTCGATACTGTCGCGGTAGAGGAACGTCCAGAACAAGACCCTATCGACCCGGACCAGGCCTACGCCGATGGCGTCAAGATACAGGATATGTCGGTCGAGCAGGGTATTCCGATTGAGGACATAGAATCTATTTGGCCCGAAGTGCAGGACTGGCAAGCGGGCGGGCGTTTATTTGACCCATCCGAACCACCGCAAGCCAAAAAAGAGGAATTTGACATAGATGTTAGACCGCGTTCATCTATGATGTTTACTACGCCCGCTGAGAGGACAACAGGGCAGAAAATCAAGGAGTTTTTCACGGGCACAGACGAGCAGAGAAGCACGTTACCCCCTAACGCTACCCGGCAGGAAAAGTTCAGTCATATACTGGACAGGGTGTTTTCTCTACCGTTGTGGGCTACTTACAAGGCTATGAAAGGGCTGTCTTTAGGCTCAACTGATATTGCATGGGCAGCGATGAAACGGGCATTACCTGAAGATATGCAGGAAGAGCTTAAGGACCAAACCCTTGACCAGTTCATATTAGAGGGCTTGGATTACGACCCACCGGGGTTTTCAGCTATGGTAGGCGGTATAACCGATTTTGTCGGCGGTATCGTAACAGCAGGCAAACTCATACCGAAAGCGGCGTCAAAGTATAAGTCTATTTTCGACAAGGCTTTAGAGACAGGCGAAAGATGGGCATTGGCGCGGATAGGCAAAGAGTTGTCGAAGTTCGGCGCAGAGAAGATAAACCCTGAAGCGGACTACAATTACGACGGAGCAAAAGGCGTTATAGTCGATTTTGGCATTGGGTTTGGATTCAGTCTTGCCGGCTCTGCGGGTGGCAGGATAGCGAAGTGGGCTGGCGAGACCGATACAGGCAAGGCAATTTCCGAGGGCGCACACAAAGCGGTTATCGCTGTATCAAAGAAATTCCCCCAGACAACAGATATGATACGCCCGAACCCAGACCAGTATTTCCTGAATAAAACAATGGAGTTTGTTGGAAACAAAACAGGCAAGTCGTGGATAGAATTGACTCCGAAAGAGCAAGCTGTAGCCCAACACGTCGCCAGAGAGAGTCAAAGATTGTGGCAAAAGGCGTACAAGAATTGGCTGAAAAAGCCTGACGTGGTATTAGCCAAAGCCAAACCCGTTACTCCTGAAGCCCCGAAAGTCCCGGCCCAGCTTATGACTACCGAAGATGCGCTTGCGAAAGCGTTTGAGCCGCCAGAAGCCCCCACAGGGCCACCTGCCGCCGCGCCAGTGGCTAAACCCCCCGCCAAGGCAGCAATTACACCCGCAAAAGCACCTGAGGCGATTAAGGGTATTATCGAAACATCGAAAGCGCGTTGGGGAAGCATTAAGCAGTCATACGAAGATGCCGAAAGAGCCGAAAAGGCACTTCCTGGAGTACCTTTCAAGGATATAGTTATGATTGCTGTCAAACAGGGCAAGCGGGGTGTTGAGGACACCAGGAAAACGCTTGAACGTAAATATGTCCGCCGTGATGACAGCAATAAGGCCAGCAAGGAATTGGCAGATAAATATAAGGACCTTGATGACATAGAAATTGGGCTTGGTTTCCCAAGGCCGTATCAACCACGTAAGGGCGAACCCTCATACAAGCAATGGAGGAAAGACCACGAAGGCCCAGACTTTGAGGCTATGGCTGAAACAGAAATTGCCAAACGAGCAATTTCTGAGGAAAAACGGATTCAGAAAGAGACCAAAGAGTTCGCGGAAAAACATCCTTTATTAGCCCCCACTCCTAAGGCAGAGGCAGTAAAAACCGTCCCTGAGAGAGTAGCTCCCAAAGGCAAGCCGGGAAAACTAAACGTAGAACCCCTGCAAAAGTCATTCGATGCAGTACTCGATATACTCGAACCAGCCAAGCGGACGGACATAAAACTCGGTAAAGACGTTTCGGCCACGGTTATCAGGGGTATTCACAAACCAGACGTGGCAAGGATAGAGTTTAACGAAAAAGAGATTGAGAGCCTTGACAGTACTTTGCAGGAGTTCGGCCAGAAGTTAGGTAAGTATTCAAACGACATACTTGAAACCCTGATGTTATCGAGAGGCAAGCCTGCTACCAAGGAAGCTATTGCCATAAGGGACGAGGCCCTTGCGAAACTGGCGAAAGAAGCGCCTGAATTAGTAGGTGTGCGCAAGATGATAAACCGGATAGCCGATTTCAATTATAAATTCCTGACAGACGTGGTAGGCGATAAGGTGGGTTATGTAGAGGACTACTTCTTCGGTATCTACAAAGACCCGAAAAAGGTCGAAAGGTTCATCGACTTCTGGCGGACGACTAAGAAATTCACCAAAGAAAAGAAGCTTCCAACCGTAGCCGACGCAAAGGCATACGGCTTAGAGTTGCGCGATCCGAATCCGGTCAATAACCTGCGTTCTGAGTTTATGGCTATATCAAGGCTGGACGGCATGATATGGATGAGGGACGAACTGCTGAGAACCGGAGAGGGCAAGTTTATCAGTAAAGACCCTGGCGATATAAAAGACGCAGAGAAAATACCAGAGCCGGTTTTCAAGGGTTTATGGTTTGACCCGGTACTTGCGCAGGAGATTAAGAAACTCATATCAGCCAATAAGATTGCCAAAATCCCTGTTCTTAATGCTTTGCGGAAAACAAATAACTTCCTGCGGTCGATTAAGTTTATATTCAGTGGATTCCACCATCTTGTAATTGCCAAGCAAGCTGTAGCAGATAGCGGTTATTTGGGCTGGATATACAAACCAACGGCACTCAGGGGGCTTACCTTGGGATTCAGGAAAAGCGACCCAAGGTTCAAAACTGAGGAATACAAGAAGTATATCGAACACGGCGGAGGCCATAGGTTTAGCATTGATTCAGAGGCAGAGCGGGCTTTTGTCAGAGCGATGGACAAACTCACAAAGCCGTTGATAGAGGTGGCTGGCAAGGCAGGGCCAGGAATAAAGGCGGCAGCACAAGTCGCTATCGCTCCGGTTACAATACCGAAAGGTTACGTCAAGTGGTTATTTGAGAACTATATCCCCGAAGTAAAATACACGAAATACCTTGATACCGTCAATGAAAAACAAAAGAGACTTAAACGAGAATTGGGCCCGGCAGAGCATGTTGAGGTTATCAAAGAGGGCCAGAACTTCTACGGCATGATGAATGAAAGGTTGTTTGGGCGGTCAGGAACGGTAACAACGGTACTCAGGTTGAAATTCATGGCGCCGGGCTTTGCTGAGGGCAACTATCGAACAATGCTCAAGGCTATCTCTCAATGGGGACAGGAGGGCACATGGAATGCTGGCAGGTCGAGAGCTAATATTGTCAATTCACTAATTCTTACAGGTATAGCGGCCACGGTAGGAACATTGGCATTTACTGGCAAGCCACCGAAGAAACCGGAAACCTCAAAGGATTACAGGGATTTATTCAAGATAGATACTGGCAAGGTTGACGCCAAGGGTCGCAGGATAATGATTGATATGATGACCTACGACAAGGATTACTGGGCGGTGTTTGGCAAGCCCCTTGTCGGCCAGGGCGGGGAAGTCCCGGCTGAAGTAATCCGCCGGCTCGGCGGTATGACTGCAACGACATTTGAGGTTATATCTGACCTGAACGATATGTCTATGGGCAAAGCGATATATGACTGGAAGGGCGATAGGGTTGTTGAGGTAACAGACCCATTCCTGAAACGTGCCGCCGGCCTCGTAGCTTTTGAAATGCAAAAGGTAGAGCCAATCTCGACCAATATTTACAGACAATCAAGAGACAGGGGCTTGACCCGGATGGCCGCTGCTATTACTACGCTGGCAGGGGCAAGGCCGACGACAAGCGAAAAAGACCGGCGTGAATCGCAGATAATCAGTAGGATATTTTCTCTCAGGGACAGACAGGAAAGGTTATATCACTTCCTCGGCTCTATTAAGAACCCCCGCAAGCATATCAACGAGTACAACAAGATAGCCCAGAGCGTACTGGACAACCCGATTACCACACAGGATATGAAACAGAAGTGGGGCAAGAATCTCATTATTGATACCGAAAGGCTTATATCCAACAAAGTGCATACCCTGGAACTGGAGAAAGTAACAGACAAGCCCGAAGCCGACAAAATCACAAGAGATAAAAAATGGCTCAAAAACTTCGACGTTCCTGACAACCAGTTCCGTCACCAGCTTGCTGTATATGAAATGAAACACCGCAAGATAATACTGGAGATGAAAGCGGGCGATGCAGATGATATGCTCAAGACCGAGATAGCGAGGTTCTACGCCGACAAGGGGATATTGAACCGTAAGGTTAAAGGCAATACCGCAGATGATAAAGAGAAACGGTTGTCCAGGCGGTTCGATAAGATAGCTGGCGGCATATCCACTATCGCAACACGGTTACATAAAACCGACAAAACATCAGACCGCAAAAGAATGTATGACAGAATAAAATCCTTAATAGAAAGGAGCACGGAATGACATTAGCAAGTACAACGCCACAAGTAACTTACGCCGGGGACGGAGGTACGGTCGATTTTGACTTTGCTTTCAAGATGTGGACTGACACGGTATCCGATGAGATAGCTGTCGTAATTGACGAAGGCGAGAGCACAGAAGAAACGCTCGCCTACAGCACGGACTACACTCTCAGCGCGCCTAACAACGATTATTCATCTGGCGGGACGGTAACAACCATAGCAACTTATACTTCAAGCCAGACGATAACCATCAAGTCGAACCTTACCCGTAGCCAGGAGTTTCGTTTTACGACCAATGACAAGCTGAATGTAGACAACCTGGAGGACGCCGAGGACAGATTGGTCCGCCTAATCCAAGAAGCCGAATTGCAGGGTACTATCGAACAGACTGCAATAACGGAGTTTTACAAAACACAATTAACCAAACCAACCGCAAAGGCGGCGTTTGATTCTCTGCGAATAGCGGAAACCATTGTGTGCGCAGGCGATGCAGTGGTGTGTGTAAATAATGAAATAGTAACAGTTTAGGAGATTTACAGTGGCAGATTTACTTGAAAACACAGATGGTTTGCTGAGTGTAACGGCCATAGCCGACCTGAGTTCGGTCGCCCAGACAACGCTTTACACCGTTCCTGTCGGCAAGACGCTTATCTTGACGAAAGCGATTCTTGTAGCCGACGAGGGCGATGTAGGAGCGGCACTGGTGGCAACTATCGGCCAGAACGGTGCGGCTGATGATTTTGTCGGTACAACTAACGGGGATAACCTCGACGCCGCGGAAGAATGTATCTTAATGGCGCCAGTGCCATCAGCAACCCCGGCGACATTAATAAGATATGCCGCGGGTACAGTAATTGAGCTTGATGTAACAACTGGCGGTAATGGCGTTACAGGCGAAGTGTATCTGTACGGTACTTTACGACCAGCATGAAAACTGAAGTAATAACCCGAAGGGTCAAGCCTGGGGCCGTAGATAAACTACAGGCAGAAGTCGCTGCTTTGGAGGCTGACGGAGCTAAAAAGCAGAAGATGATAGACACGTTGCAGGCAGACCTTGGCGAACAGAATGTAAGGCTCGAGGCAGTTGAAGCGATAATAACCTCTTAATGGAGAAGTGAAAAATGGCAAAGGATCGAAAAAAAGTGAAGGCGAGACAGAACTTGGCAAAGACTATCGAACGGAAGGCGGCGCCGAAACTGGGACCGACGCCGCAACAGGACTTGCAGTTACTTGACCGCGTATCAGGTTTAGCGCCGCTGGAAAGGCAAGTACATATCCAGGTACAGCAGTCAATAGCCCGGCTCGGTAGAGCATTACAGGAATTGGACATCTTGAAAAAAGAGAAGCAACCATAAGGGAGTAACTATGGCAAAGAAGAACGGGAACTGGAAGATAATAGTAACAATAATCGCGTTAGTGGGATTGTTGGTCAGTGGCATAACCGGATACACAAAGGCTATGGTGAGAATTGCCGTAACCGAAACAGAGGTGGCGAATATCAAAGAGGACATCACGGAGATAAAAGGCGATGTAAAAGAAATATTAAGGACGGTAAAAGGGGAATAATGGATGCAACCAAACGTCCATTTGAGGAAAAGCAGGAAAAGATGCAAGGATTATTGCGCCGTGCGCTATGCCTTGAGTCTGATTTGGCGGATATTATAAAAAAAGGCGGCGAACTCAAAGACCGGATTGATAAGAACATCGAACGCGCCAAGGCCATACGAAAGGAAGCCGAAGAATTTGTTGAGGATTTTGAGAATACATAAGCAAATACAAGATTAAAAGTGTGCAGTTTTCATTACCCTCCTCCGAATGGGTCGTCATTTTGGCGGCCCATTTTACTTCTTTTTTCGTAGAACTTTACAAACCCCGAAATTAAGCCCGAATTTTTTTTAAGAATTCGCTTCGTTTTTGGGCTAATATCAACTATTTTCGCTGAATCGCCAGATTTAATTTGACTTCTGCGCGTTTTGTGTTACGATTGTAAGCATGAATATAAATGCTACTACAATCGTGATTGCCCTGAAATTCAACGCAGCTCACCCTCTACCTGCCGGATACCTCTTGATTGTAGTAGCATACCCTCTTTTTGTATTCGGCAGGTCTCTATTATGAAAAAAATACCACTCACGCAGGGCAAGTTCGCATTAGTTGACGACGAGGATTACCAGCGGATGCGGTCTATCAAATGGAGTGCTGTAAAAGCGAGAAATACATATTACGCTGTTTCTTGTTACAGGATAAGAGACAAGATATTTACGCAAAGGATGCACAGGTTGGTTACAGAAGTCCCGAAAGGCATGAATATAGACCATATTGACAGAAATGGCCTGAATAACCAAAAAAGCAATCTGAGAACATGTAATCCGCCCAAGAATCTTTGGAATCGCACAAAATCTCTTTACAAGGGTAAGCGACCTACAAGTAAATACAAGGGCCTCACTTGGACAAACGGTGCTTGGGTGGTTAATATATCTGCCAACAACGTGAAGCATTATTTGGGCCGTTATTATCGAGAAGCATCAGCGGCAAGAGAATACGACAAATTAGCAAAATTATTGCATGGAGAGTTCGCTTGTTTGAACTTTCCTGACAAATGATAACTTTTTTTTAGGAGAACAAGAATGAAGATTGAAGAAATTGCATGGGTAGCACACGGAACGAACAGGATTTATTGTTTGACGCAGGGTGATTTAAGCCAGCCTCCCTGGCAAGCTGCTCCGACTTGGCAAAGGAAAAGCGCCATAAATGGCGTTCAATTCCACATTGACAATCCTGACGCCGGTTGTTCCGGCTCGCATGAGAATTGGCTGAAAGAAAAAGCGGCCGATGGGTGGGTGTACGGCGAAGTCAAAGACCCTGAAAAGAAAGAACACCCCTGTTGCGTGCCTTATGAAGACTTGCCTGCTGAACAGAAAGTGAAAGATGCGTTATTTGTGGGTGTAGTACGTGCATTAAAGGAATTGCTTTAAGGTACGGTTGGCCCTGTGGTGTAGCGGCTAGCATAACGGATTTTCAGTCCGTTGGCCTCGGTTCGATTCCGGGCAGGGTTAGTGTTTTATTAACTTAATACGGGAGTAAATGAACATGAAAACTTTTGCGATTATCTTTTTTGGTTGTATAACCGTCTTTGGCGTATGGAGTTGTTTTGATGTGCCTATTGGTGGGTTTAATTGGAATATTCGATTCTTTTGCAATTTGTGTATTTCAGCCCCATGTGTCATATATGGGAGCAGTCCGGTGCAACTGAATGGACTATGTTGAAGGCCGGGGCGATAGCGAAGTACAAAGAAATAAGCTCTAAGCCTTAATGGAGAATAATTATGAAATGGCTAACAAAAGAACAAGTAAGAGAGGCGGCGACTACACCGGAACGGGCGCTTGATATATCAATCGAGCACCACCAGCAGAATGTGGACGCGACGGAAAAGCAGTTGGCTGGACAAGACCCGTTGGCCGAGGCTTTATGTGGCTTGTGTTGGTACTACAACCAGAAGAATAATGGCGGTTGCAAGGCGTGCCCGTTGGGAAAAAGTGGCGTCGATTGCTTTGTTTCCTCGTCATTGTACCAAGAGGCACTTCAAAGCTGTCAGGACGGCAACCACAAAGCCTTCATCAAGGCCGAGACCGCGCTACTCGACCGCCTGAAACAAATCAAAGCAAATCTTTATTCAGGAGACAAGAGCATGGACAAGAAACAGAAATTACAAAAAACAGTCAAGGATTTACAGAAAGCCCTCGACAAGGCCCAGAGTGAGTTGGCCGAGGCGGAAGTGACTTATTCGATTGGGGATAGGTTTAAGAGATGCGAGAGCAAGTACATAATGATTCATGTCGATTGCGGAAAGGTCAATTTAATCAATCTTGGGGATGGCGGAAGGTGGACAGACCCAAGGCAAGTTGAAGACCGACACAGCATCACCGCCAAGGAATTTGACGTGATTTGTTCCAGCGGCAAAGGCGAGTTTCGTCGCTATTGGAACCGCCAGAAAGGGAAACGAGAATGAAAACCAAAGACCAACTCCAAAAGACAGTTGATGGCCTGCAAGAAGCCCTAAGCAAGGCCCAGTCCGAGTTATCAGCCCTTGACAAGCCTGTATTGAGGCATGGGGATTACAATATTGAGGCAGATTTTAACATCTTCGCCGCCCTCGCTGCCCAGGCCGAGCCGCTGGACTATCTTAATATCTCTGCAATGCACGGAAGGGCGATTTGCGCCAACGTGACTGATTACGGCATAGATATTTACACCCAAGACGAAAACAAGGATTGCTTACTCGCCGAGTTGGAACTGGATATTGCGATAACATTCCATCGTGAATTTGGCAGGCTCATCGCCACGGCCAAGCGAAAGGCGGCGGCGCAATGAAACAGAAGATAAAAAAATCAAGGGTGTTGTGGATTAGCAGAGACAGGTATAGTTCCTCCTACAGAAAGCCCACTTTTGACCTGTCGAGAGACGAACCGGCCAGGGTGGGCAACTGTTGGGATTGTGATTCTTTGGAAAACTTTTGTTCAAAACAATTCAGCAAATTATTCCGACTCAATATACGCCCCGGCCAGAAAAACAAGGTCAAGATAACGATAGAGGTAATAGAATGAGCGGCCCGTGCAGCAGGTATAACGTGGTAGTTTCACATACGCCATACTGGCAAGACAGTGGGCTTACGGCGGCGGGCCGCTTTTGAACCTAAAATAGAGGAAGACGAAAATGGAAGCAAATTGTTACGAATGTGAATACAGGGGTGGTTGTGCTGGCTCTGCCTCTTCGTGCTGCGAGCATCCGAGCATAGAAAAAACCTCAATAGGTGAGATAATGGGCATGTTGGGAAGTGTTGGTAGAGTTCCTACTATTATAATGGAAAATTATTTAGATATTCGTGGGAATGCTCACGGCATACGGAGCGGCTGGTTTAATTGGCCGTACAATTTCGACCCCGTATGGTTAGAGAACTGTAACGGATTTAAGAAGAAAGGAGAATCTGATGCACAAGAAACAGACAGTCCTGAAAATGGCAGAAGTAATTCTTGCAATCAGTCAAGCAGTCAGTCTCGACAAGTAGGGTAACATTTAAGGCTACGCTATAAGCAGATGCCTTTCCAAAGAATCCCCGAAAAGAGCAGTATAGTCTTGCAATTAGTCAAGTATTCAGTGACCCATAATTAGGGACAAAAGAAATAAACCTTGCGGTGTATAGGTGAACCGCAAAGCAATAATAAATTATATTGAACCAGAAGAACAGGAGACAGAAGAATGAAGGTTAGATTTGCGACTTGTGTGAGAAAGACGGCGTTGGAGTTTTTAAGAAAGTTCTACCCCAGCCAAATCCTTGAGGACACGGGCGGTGTAGCGGCATTGTTGGATTTAGTCGAAGCCGACATTATCCGAATCCCCGACCCTGAATTTCACCCCGGAGGGCAGGTATTGCCAAGCACTAACTGGGACGAGAGCAAAAAAGATGAATATACGAAAGCCTTAATAGCGTTCCAGAAAGACACAGAACCAGAAGAACAGGAGATAGACGAATGAAAGAGCTGATAGGATTGTTCATATTATTGTTGCTGCTTTGTTATTTATTGTGGCTGATTGTAGCCTTTACTGTTTTAGCGATTTACACGGACAGGCTTGCGAAAATGCGAGGCTCAATTTCGTTGACAGATGGCTTATACGAATTAACATTTTGGCCCATAACGCTACACAGACTGCGCGAATTCGAGGCCAAAGAATGAGATATATACTTGACAACATGACCGCCGTGGAGTTAGAGATGGCGAAGATACGAATAAACTGGGGCAATCGCAAGATGTTGCCCGAAACAGACCAGGAAATAGTTATCGCCGAGGGCGTGGACTTGGAGGCGGAGCCGGAACAATGAGTATCAAAGACTGTTACAATTCAAAGTTCTGGAAAGAAGTAGTAGTAGAGGTAGTCTCAGCGTGGAGGCCGTGCCTTGGGGAGCAGATGGTAACGATAAGTGACAGCTCTGGCGAATACGTGATTGTGAACAAGGCCAGGGACGAGGAGGGCTTTATTGGCGTAGACGACGAGGGCCAGGTTCAGCATTGGAAATTAAGATGTAAGGACGGGAAATTAGAGGGACATTCCCTCAAGCCCGCAATAGTGGGTAAAACTAAACAGTACAGAGACTATTATGGAAAGGGACAAGGAAATGGCAAATGTACATGACTTAAAAGACAGTAAGTTTTTGACCAAGGAAGACACAGACCCCGCTGTAGAAGTAACTATTGCGGGTTGGGACAATGTGGATGTATCGCTGGAATCACAACCAACTAAGATGAAGTATGTTCTGATGTTCAAGGAAGTGGAAAAACCGCTGGTTTTGAACAACACCAACGGCCAGCGTATTGCAGCAATGACTGGCAAGGATGATTTTGATGACTGGATTGGGTTCAAGATTACTCTGTTCAACGACAAGTCGGTGTCTTTTGGCGGCAAGTTGACTGGCGGTATTCGAGTGCTTATGCCACAGCCGAACGCGCCGCAGCCCACGACTAAACCAACCCCAAGCCAGCAAGTAGATTACAACAAGGCTTCGGGCGGAGAGCCGCAAGTTGACCAAGACGGGATACCTTTCTAATGCCTACGTATGACGGAAGAATAATGGATAAGAAGTTGACGTTTCTCAGGCCGGACTTATTTGGTAAATGGTCGAGGAGAAACGTCAATTCGTGGTTCAGGGCTAAGTTTGAGATACTCGGCAAACACGAAGACCCGAAAACCGCCGAACAGCTTGGCTATTATTGGGCATGTCTTGTTCCAGAGATAAATCGTCAGCTTATCGCCGAGGGCCACACAATCACCGTGAGAGCACGCGGGCTATCCAGAGAGATACCAACGAACGAAACGGCCACACATGAACTACTGACGGCCCTGTGCGGTCATGTGGGGTCTGAGGGCAAGCATTTACGGCTCAGTGAGTGTGGCAAGCATGAAACAATCCGATTCATAGACAACGTTGTGGAGTTTGCTTGTGTTAATTTGGGCATGAACGAAGAAGCAATTAAGGCAAAGAGACCGACAGTTTAGCGGCAGGGAGGCCGGCACGGATTGGCGGGCGGCAGCTTCTCAAGATGAGCGCGGTTGGTTGCCGCCCAATATTACAATGACAGAGTTTGAAAGCAAGAATTAACTTAGACAGGAGATAATGAAATGGCAAAGTTTGAAGTGAGAGCAGGCGTACAAATGACAATGGATTTTGAGGTCACGGCACAAACTGAGGGCGAGGCGGAAATTAAAGTAAAGGAATACCTAAGGCATGTGCCAGGCGGCAAACTTGACGGCCAACGCATTTCTCTCGAAACAGATGGCGATGACAAGCTGACGCATTGTTTTGTAATGGACTGTGAATGTGACGATGTAAACGAAATAGACTAAGTTTTCTCCCCTCCGGGCGGCGGCGGGTGTCGCAAACGGACGAAGCCGCCGCCTATATGAAAAGGAAGTTATGATGGATATAAATGAAGAATTTGAGCAGAAAGCAAGCCTTTTCCGAACAGAAACGGATATTTGGCCGCCCGGCAAAGATATGCCAAGAACAATGTGTGAGCCTGATGGTTACGAGACACGGCACAAGGCTTTCGTGTATTGGTGCAAGGCCCAAGCCGAGAGCAAGCTGCTACGGGAAGCGGCGGACAAAAAGTGCAGTTGCGGCAACGTAATAAACCACGATTATTGCACCCGCTGTTTAAGGCAATTAGAATCCTAGCCCTGCAAGAGGAAAAGCAATGACCATGCACGAAAACAGCCTCGCCGCTTATGCCGAACTGAATCTGACCGAAAGGCAGAAAGAGGTTTTGCAGGCGTTTTTATCGTGTGGCGGAGTAAAGATGACTGACAGGCAGGCCGCCAAACAATTACGATGGGAGATTAACCGGGTTGACCCCAGAATTGGGGAGTTAGTCAAGATGGGCGCACTTGAAGAATGTAACAGGATTAGAGGCCCTATGGGGCGGATGGTTCGTGTATCCCGCATAAAACAAAAAGAAACGTTATTTGAGGTGTAAAATGAAAGATTGCGAAGATTGTTATTGGAGAAATATTTGCTTTGGATATGCCGCAGCGTATCATGTTGGATACAAAATAGACTATGAAACTGCGGTCAACTGCCCACAGTACAAAAAACGCAAGTGGTGGCAGCGAAGTCCGAAATTCTGGAGGCCAAAATGACTCAAACCATAACAGGCAATGCCAAGAAGCACGCAATAGACGCCATAAATGCAAGGCGTAGCTGGCTTTACAGCAACGACAGGTCAAGATACGATTCATGTTTGCTCGGCTTGACGGTAGGGATAAGGCTGATAACCTTTCACACGGTACAGGGCTTAACAACAGTCGAGGCTCTTGAGGACTGGCGGGACTTATTCAAGAGAAAGCTATTGGGGTTACAGGTGCTCAGGCCGGACGATTATCAGCTGAAAACCCTGGGCCTGATAGAGGCCAAATCCGCCGTTCGTGATTTATTAGAGCGGACGATAGCCAAGGCCAGGGGAATTACTTTACAGCAATATTACCACGAAGAGGGGCTGACAATTGAACCCCCGGAAGAGAGGACAGAATGATACACAAATATCGGTCATGGGACGAAGACGCTGGTTGTTATTCCTATTCCAGCGAAGAAAGCGAACATTACTGCTGGGGCTTTGAGAACGGGGTATTAAAGGCTTGGGCGATAGTTGAAAAAACGCCGAGCGACCCGATGGAGGCGCCGTTTTCGGATACCGAGGAAATCGGGCCTATCGAGACCTTTGCCGACCTGCACGACAAGAAGGGGCAGGAGATATACAGCAGGGACATATACAAAGATGCTGCTGGTATAATAAGCGTCGTCAAAATGGCTGTCGCTGGCTGGGCATTGTTTCCAGTCCAGAAAGGCACTCCTGTACGGAACTTGTATTGGCATAATGTGTGCAATAAAACAAACGGCGAGGTCATAGGCAACATACACGAACATAAAAAATTGCTTGACACGAAAACCCAGATGTGATATAATGCAAATATGTCGGACAGATACAAAAACAAACCGAAACATCGTGGTTACAACACGGCCATTGAGGCACAGTGCGAATATTGCCAAACAACGTTCTGGGAGTCACGTAGTAGCTACCTTAAGAAAAAGCGGCATTTTTGTAGCAGGGGCTGTTATTCTGCTTACCGAAAAGAAATTATGCCACCGCACGAACAGCCTACGTGGAAGGGCGGGGTTAGCGCTACTGAAGCGCATCGTCGCTGGAGGCACAAAAACCCCGAAAGAATGGCTTTTCTCAAAGCAAGGCGGTATGCAAGAAAAAAGGGGGCGGAAGGAAGCCACACCCTCGCCGAATGGCAGGAACTTAAAAAAAAGAATAAACACCGTTGCGCAATTTGCGGCAAACGAAAAAAGCTCACGAAAGACCACATCATCCCGCTTTCGAAGGGCGGTTCGGATTATATCGAAAACATTCAACCACTTTGCCGAAATTGCAATAGCCGTAAATGGACTTTTTAACATACACGAAAACCCGGAACTGATAGAGAAAGGGACGATATGACCCAAGACCAATTAGACAAGCTGGAAAAAGCAACCACTCTTGTTTTTGAAGTCGAGCAAGAATGGCGCAAAAACCCCCGCAAAAAGTTCGCCGTAGAGAGCCTATATGCGGCCCGTGTCCAGCTAAATAACGCTAAGAGCAGGGGCTAATGCAAACAAATAATCACATGGCAGTCTTTGACCAGGCATACAAGCTATACAAAAAGTATGGCGCGGTCAGAACCGTAGCCACGGAGTTCGAGGAGTTCAAGGGCAGGCATAAGGACTGGCGTAAAGTTTTGCCCTTGCTCTTGCCAGCCATAGAATATCAAGCGGCGTGGCGGGCACGGCACACAGGCTGGGTGGCAGAATGGAAGAATTTCAAGACGTGGTTAGGTAAGCAACGGGCATGGGAAGACCACTACCCCGAACAGACGCACAGCGAGCCTGACGGCAAGATGGCCGAGCGCAAGAAAGCGGACGCCCGCAGGTTATACACGGCATGGTTGAAAGACCCCAAAATATCACAGGACGAGAAGATGGCTTGGGCGAAGAATAACGACTATATGTGGTTAGTTGACGAGATACAGGCAAAGGAGTAAAAATGAGATTAGACAAAATACATTGTGAAAACGAAGATGACGTGTATGCTACGGATTGTGGCATTATGCTATGCAGGGGAAGTGTAGTATCCGTTGGTGGGTGGGTTTTTGCCCGTCTCAAAGACGAGCACAAATGCAAGCGATGTAAAAAGAAAGAAGACTCAAGGCCGGGGAGTAAAAAATGAAAACGATAGTAATGGTTAGTGCGGCGATAATCGCTTTTTATGTGGGCTGGATACTTATATTATGTCGCCGCGCATTGAGCAAGTATTTACAGGCAAAGACAGGAGCAAGACCATGATTAAATTCCGAGGCGAAACAAAAGAGGGCAAAGTGGTTGAGGGGTATTACTTATACCTTAAACATTTTCCGGGCGGCTGGATGGATGATGACCCCAAGGAGCACGACAGACACATGATATTCCCAGTAAAGCAGGAATGTTCTAATCCTTATGACGCAGAAGGCACTATTCATCGTGGAGTTTATTATCAAGTCACCCCTCAGTCCCTTGCCATGAGCATGGGCATAAATGACAGGAACAAGGCCGAGATATTCGGGTCGTTCCCAGTGGACGGCAAGATGAGCGAAGGCGGGGATGATGTAACATGGTGGCCGGAAGACTATCATTGGGAAAATGATGAGGCAAATGGATTAAAGGGCGAAGAAATAGGTCGTATTGTATGGATTAAAGATGCTGCAAGGTGGGCGATAGAGACAGAGGGGAAAATAAATTGGAGTAATACCGAAGAATTTCTTCACTGCGAAGTAATAAAGGACAAAGACAATGGCTAAGACATGGATGGCAAAATGCGATGAGATATTCAGCGACATTGAACGCGCCAAGGTCTGCGAGTGCGAGTTATGCGGCAAGCCCGGCACGACCCGGAAAAAAGACGGCTTAATGATTAAGGGCTTGGAGGTTCACCACCTGATTGAGCGGGCGCGGTTTTTATTCCGGTTTGACCCGGACAATATAATCGTTTTATGCCTGACCCACCACGGAGCATACCCGCAACGCCGGAATCACAAATACAATGCTCACGGCACGGACGAAGAAAAGAGAGTATTCTGGCTGATGGTAAAATCTATTAAACTCGAACAATTTAAGTGGTATCAGGAGAACAAAGACAAGAAGTGGCCACCGGGTACAAATTACCGGCAGTTGCACGAAATATTGAAACAGGAACTTAAAATTTTGAAAGGGCAGTAAAATGAAGAACGAAGTGTTGGACAAAATCAAAAGAGATGCAGTTAATACCTTGAAAGACGCGTACGGTTATTGCGGATTAGCCGACAACGACGATGGGGCGTGGTTAAATTCGGACGATAACCAAGGCCATGATATAACTATAAAGATAACATCGAAAGAAACAAGTTAGGATTACCGGCAGTTGCACGAGGTTTTGAAAGCAGAATTGAAACTTATTAAGTAAGAACCAAGGGCGGCGCCGTGCCTCAAACGTGTTGGCATTGACGTAAGGCGTCGCCTGTATTTTAGGAGAATGACATGAAGATAAGAGTATTATTTTACAAAGCAGATTGGGACGGCCATTTACTCGATGACGCAATAAGTAGCTGGACATGGCCGTTCAACATGGGGACTGGGCCTTATTCTCATGCTGAGATATGGATACCGGAATGTGGCGATAGATTTCAAGCCCCAAGAGCATTGGTGGAAATGGACTGTGCGGAAGATGAATACTGGGGCACATGCTACACCAGCACAATGCGTGGCGATGTGAAGGGTGTAGTCAAGCGCCCGGCGGCGCAGGTGCTGAAGAATCCGGGGCGGTGGGATTATATCGAGATTGAGATTGATGAGAAAAGGTATGAAAATGGGATAAACGCATTAGACGGGGAGGTTTTTAATAATCCCGGCTACGATACTTGGTGTATCGTTAGTTTTATTTGTTGTCCTCTTAGGCGGTGGTACAAAGGGCCAAAATGGATATGTTCAGAAATTTGCGATTGGGTTTTGTGGATTTGGAATATTCTTGATTACTACCGTTGCCCATCCCCGCGGCGTCTCTCTCGCTGGCTGGTGGACAAGGGCTATAAGATTAACCATTTAACAGGATCATGACATGGATAAGGTGATTAAGCCATGACCGGAGGTAAAATGAAGAAAATACATATAGCCGAGCATAGTTTAGCAACGGTATGTGGAAGAAGAATAGGGGTTTCTGGAGAAAGGTTTGATTGGTTCAAGAACACGCTTTTTCCTATAGCAAAAAAGAACGTTGATATGATTTACTCAGAATTCCTCTGCAAAAAATGTCTACATAAATATAATCGAGAAAGGATGGCATGACCCGTCACGGAACCCCCTTTAGCCGCGCATTGCCCAAGATAGTAGAGTACACTTGTTTTGCTTTTGTGCTATACTTGGTCTGTGCAGGCGTGGTTGCTACGGTATGGTTGTTGCAGAATCGGGATTGGATAATGAGATATTATTTTTAGGAGTAACGAAAGATGGCGATACATGTAGGATTGAAAGCTCCCAAGTATCCTGCTTGGGTCGATAAGGCTTATCAGGAATTGTCTGGAGATGACAAAGAACGAATAGTTAAGGCGGATATTTATATAAATATCGAACCCAAGGGGGAAGATTGGCAAATAAGTAAAATGTTACAACAACAAGCAAATCGAGTCCCGATTCTCGATACATTAGGTCATTGCTTGTGGGCTTTGTGTATAACAGCAGGTTTTTTAACTTGGTTTGTTATGCAAGAAAGGGATGAAGTGCAATTTGAAAGCGAATCCGATCAAGCCCTAACCCAAGAGGCAGCCCATGACCCTGCCGCACTGCACAAGAAAGGCGACGAATGAAAGACGAAATCATACAATTTCAAAGAATTTGGGCGATGCCCAACAAGAACACGTTCACAATAAAGCCTATAAACCGGCTGGTATTGCGGTTGACCAAGACGCACAAGGTGTCTGTAGACCCTTTTTCTAACGGGTATCATTATGCCACAATAACGAATGACCTTGACCCCGACAAACCGGCCTCGTATCACTTAGACGCCGCCGAGTTCCTGGAGCAAATTGGCGATAGAAGTTGTGGGCTTGTGTTGCTTGACCCACCTTACTCTCCCCGGCAGGTGTCGGAATATTACAGAAAAATGAGCAAGAGCGTAAATATGCAAACAACCCAATCGTCTTACTGGACAAAGCTCAAAAAGGAAATAGCCCGCATAATTGAGCCGGGCGGTCACGTACTAACGTGCGGGTGGAATAGTGGCGGCATAGGAAAGGGCCTGGGATTTAAAATAGAGGAAATATTGCTTGTGCCGCACGGAAGTTGGCATAATGACACAATCTGCACAGTCGAGGCAAAATCTATGGCGGAGCAATAGGAATGAAGTGCGCCCAATGCCCAAACACAGCCAAGATTAACCGGGACGGGGTATATTTATGCGAGATAACGGCCAGGAGTTTTACGACCGCAAGTACGGCGTGGGCAGGAACAGGAAATCATGGTCAGTGAACCGCCCGAAACCGGGCAGGAAGTGAGTTGGAATATGGCATGGAATGACGACCCCGAAGTAAGAGAATTAGGGGCATATGCGGTTAAATACAAGCTGCCGATGGTAGCGCTTATTGGCGTTACGCATGATGGCAAGCTGAAAGTAACAACCTATGGCAAGTCGGCGGCACTGTGTAAACACGCTCAAACGCTCGGTGACAACATCGCGGCGAAAATAGAAACGGGCGAAATTGAGCCCTAGCGCAAAACCCGCCGCTCTATCTGCTCAATCTTCCGGGCAGTGAAAGGAAAAGCGAATGGTAGTGATTTTTCTTGATGACGACGAGAACAGGCAAAGGCTTATGAAGTCTATGCTGCCTTGCATAATACAAACACGCACCGCAGACGAGACGATAGCCGCTATTGAGGCCGAAAGCAGAGTTGATTACCTGTTTCTTGACCACGACCTCGGCGGGGAAATTTTTGTAGATAGCGAAGAGCATAATACAGGAATGACCGTAGCAAAATGGCTGGTAGACAATAAGAGGAACATCGGCACAATTATAATACACACTTACAACCACCCCGCGGGGCAAAATATGTTCTTCAGGCTGAATAACTTCTATCTAACAATAACAGAGCCGTTCGCCTCTGGTAATTTCCGCAAATACGTAAAAGGACTCGTCGCAAAACCCGCTTCTCAATCAGCCAAAAGTCCTCAAGAGCCGCGCAATGGAACGTAGCACCTGCTCAATCTTGGATTCAGGCAGTATATTCCAGGCCGTCATAAGCTCATCGAGGTCAATATCGTCGAATACGGGCGATAATTCCTCTTGTGTGATAGGCAGGTTTGAGAGTAGGATGCGTTCAAGTTTTCTATCTCGTTTTTTCATGGTTGCTCCTTTCTCTTGAAACATCGGCGATCCGCGCAGGAAACTTAAATATTTTTTCGTATGCTAACTTCCGCTCTTTCAGGGACTTAGCCCAAATGCCGGGAAAAAATTGAAATAATTCTCAGATTTATCTTGACTTTGAAACGTAATAGGTTAGAATTGGACGTTACGAAACTGTTCTAATCAAAAGAACGCGCGTTTAATTGAAAGGGCAGAAGCATGAGATATTGAGAAAAAAGCTAAGAGTGGGGCGGTAGCTCAGCAGGGAGAGCACCTGTTTTGTAATCAGGAGGCTACGCTGGTTCGATTCCAGTCTGCCCCATTACATCCTCGGCGGTTTAACCACTGAGCCTGCGGCACTTTCGGGGGTCGCAGTTATGCGGTTGCGGCGTGTGTGAAACGCTAACATCGAACGCGCATCCTGCTGTACAGGGGCCACGGACCAGGTGTAACATAGCGAAAGCATGTACAGGTGTGAGTAGCAAGCGGGTTAAAATCCTGCCGACCGCATTGTAAGCAAATAATAGTTAGAAATATTGAGACCGAGTAATATGATGGAACGAAGCGGGCAGACCGACAATGTAACAAAGTGTCATACCCAGTTACAAGCCTACCTAAATGGGATAAACAAAGGCGTTCGCACATCACTGCTCAAACATCGACGCGGGACATGATATACAAGCCTCATCCCGTCAGGGCTATGTTACATACGAATAGTGATTAAATGGGTTTATCCCATTAAGTCGGGTGCTAAAAAGGCACTTTGGGCAGACCGGATTGTCGGCTGGCCTGTCCTGCAATAATACACCAGATTGGTGAGAATATATGAGTGGCTTTGTTGATATAAAAGAAGACATTCCTGTTGTTCTGGAATATCGGCGAGTGAGGGGGCAAAAGGTAGCGAATATGAATTTTGCTTGTTGCGATTGTGGTTTGGTTCATAATATAGCTTTAGTCCCGCTAAAAACGAGGATAAAGATGTTTTTCTGGCGGGATAACAGGCGGACAGCAAATCGCAGGCGTGGCAAGAAATCCGGGCGTTTGCTGTTTTCGTCATAAAGACAAGGAATCTTGCGTAAGCATTGACAAAAACAGGTAATATTAGGGCGGGCCTTGTGTCCTTTGGCCTGTCCTGAACTTAACACTGAAAAGTGAGTAATATATGAGTGTAGGTGGAATAGTAGTTGATGTTTATGATGATGGCCCAGTTACAAGGATAACAGTCTATGACCATGGCGACAGAACCCAAGTAAGAACGTCAAAGGGCGTTAATGTCCAATTCGGGGACATTATCTGGTGGCAAGGCCAGACGATTTACTGGAGCGATGCGGCGGGCACATTTGAAGACAAGAAACTTGTAAAAATTGCTAACTCTGCTAGGCCGAAAGGCGAGTTTGTGGCCTACTTAACCCGTCAAACAGACGGAGACAAAAATATGAGTAAGTATAGTTTCGAATTACGGCTAAAAGACAGCGAGATTAGAAAGCTGAACAAGAAGAGCTATAAGGAGGTTATGCAATGGCTCAGGTCTTGTAGGCGGGACATAGAGAAAAGGATAGATTGGGGGAAATTAAGGCAAGATATTATACGCACAACAGTTTTTGGGGCGAGTAAGACATGAACAGACGAACATTTGGAAAACTAATTGCAGGTTTATTTGCTGTGCCGTTAGCGTTTTTGAGGAAATGCAAGAGGAAGCCGGCAAGCACCCCATTAATACCCTTATCAGGACACGAGGCGATGCACATTACTTTTGCAGCAAAAGGGCCTATTTATACTATAACCCTAAATAGCGGGGGTCTCATTACTTATGATAGTTGGAAAGAGTTGCCACAAATACGAAAGTAAACCATGACCAAAAAAATTCAGGCTGAAGACGGTTTGATCCCCGTTAGATGCTGAAACATCGTTAGCCTTTTCAGGGGCGCGTTGGGTTTAATACTCGATGCGCCCCTTTTTTTGGTCTTTAGAGGCAAAGATAATGGCAGAAGACGCAGTAAAACCTGTTTCCAAGGAAAAAGTGGCGGGTGTCAGCGCCAATCACAAGCCAAACGGGGATTTTGCTAAAGGGAATACCGCGGGGGTGAAAACAACTAATAGGGAACATTCAAGGGCGATGGAGTTCAAGAAGATATTTCAATCTGCCATCACTGACCAGGATATGCTGGACATAGCCAAGGCGATGCTTACTAAAGCAAAGACCGGCGACGTTAAAGCAGCTCAGGAGGTTCTCAACAGGTGCATGGGCAAACCTGAGCAGCCGGTGAATCTTGAGCATACTGGAAATATAACTGTGGAAATAGTAGGCTATGGTAACAGAGAACAAAATAAGACTACCCTACAGGTTTGAGCCACGGTCCTACCAGGTTCCTTTCTTGCGGGCCATGGATGATGGGCTTGACCGGGCGGTGTGCGTGTGGCATCGCAGGGCGGGCAAAGATAAAACATTTCTTAATTTTATGATTAAGCGGATGTTTAAGCGAATAGGCAACTATTACTATTATTTCCCCGCTGCTACTGATGGCCGAAAGGCTATATGGGACAATATTGACCGGGACGGCTTTCAGTTCCTCGATCATTTCCCGAAAGAACTATTCCCGCGTAACAAACGCAATGCTACCGAGATGAGAATTGAGGCGGTGAATGGTTCGGTTTTCAGGATCATTGGGACAGATATGAAGGAACCGGTCGGCCCTAACCCTGTGGGCTGTGTGTTTAGCGAATATAGCCTTCAGCGTCCGGGCGTATGGGATAAGATTCGACCTATTTTAGCTGAGAATAACGGCTGGGCGGTCTTTAATTACACGCCGAGAGGCAAAAACCACGGTTATAAATTGTATGCTATGGCCAGGAGTAACCCAAAGTGGTTTTGCGAACTTCTTACAGTTGATGATACAAAAGAATCTATTACGCAGGAGGCAATTCAGGACGAAATTGATGCCGGCATGGCCCCCGACATGGTCCAGCAGGAGTTTTACTGTTCATTCGATTTGGGGGCCGAGGGTAGCTATTATGCCAAACTTATCGCAGCAGCGCGTAATGAAGTCCCATCAAGAGTAACAAACGTACCTTACGACAGTACCGCCCTGGTTTATACATTCTGGGACTTAGGAGTTGATGATGACACCGCTATCTGGTTTGCGCAGTTCATAGGCAAAGAAATCAGGCTTATAGATTACTATCATCATCACGGGGAGGGGCTTAATCATTATGTCAAAGTGTTAAGGAATCTACCATATAACTATGGCATACATTACTTGCCCCATGATGTTAAGGCCAGGATGCAGGGAAAGATGGTAGAGACCCGGTTAGAGATATTAAGGTCGTTACTGAGTGATCCGATTGAGGTAGTTCGGGAACATCTTATTGAGGACGGGATAGCAGCGACAAAGGGCATAATTTCCCTTTGTTGGTTTGATGAGACAAGATGTGTCACGGGGCTGGACTGCCTGGAGAATTACCGGCAGAAGTATGATGATAGGTTGAAAGCTTATAGCGGGCGGCCCCTTCACGATGAGTTTAGTCATGGAGCAGACGCTTTCCGCTACCTTGCTATGGCGTATCGTTATCAAATGATAGTCAATAATCAGCGTATCGGCTATCCACAGCCGATGCCGGCTAATATTAACATGGGCGGTCGTAGCTATAATCGCTTAAAACACGGGATTAGAATAGGAGCTTAACTATGCCACTTGGAGGTTCACCTAAATCAAGAAGGCCACCGCCTTTACCGCCACCGGTTAAGACGATAGATACAGGCGCGGCGGGCAAAGACGAGAGCGGGCGTTTGCGTGGTCGAAGTCGCGGGCAATCCATAATAGCCGGTCGTGGCCAGTTGCAATCCGCTACGGTAAGAAGGCGTGAATTGAAGCAGAAGTTGGGAGCCACGGTGTAATGGCTAACGAGCAAACAATAGAGCAGCAGGTAGTTAATCGCCAGACGGAGTTAGAGCAGGTCAAGGACCCGTTTGTGGATTTATGGAAGGAATCTACTGCTTTAGGTTATCCCGCCCGCAACGATTGGGAGGGCATAGCTCAGACCGGCAGGGACAAGGAATACCAGGTTTTCGACGACAGTTGTATAAAAGCCCTCAATATCCGTGCTGATGGCATTAGTGGCTATCACGTATCACCGGCTATAACGTGGTTCATGTCTCGGTCGGCTGATAAGGAACTGCGGGAATTAGACGAGGTCCAGGGCTGGCTACAGGAGTGTGACGAGGGTATATACTATGCTTACAGTCGGTCGAACTTCTATGATGCTTCTGTAATCGGCAGTTTCTTACGGGATGGTGACGGCATAGGTTTGGCAACGATGTTCATTGAGGACATAGAGGGCGAGGGCAAGATAGGGTTCATGGTCCCTCACCCTCGCGAGGTATGGTTAGCGGACGATAAGTTTGGTTATGCCAACTTAATGCACCGCAAGTATAAATGGACCATCCACCAGGTTAAGAGTGCTTTTACCGATACGGAGATAAAGAAGCTCTCTGAGGGTGTCCGGACCGCGATTAGTAACAACACGAATATAGCGGAAAAGACGGAGTTTATCTGGGCGGTATGGCCGAACCCGGACTATGTCAGGGGTAGTTTAGTACAGGGCAGGCGCAAGTTCAATACATACATGGTCCAGGTCGATGGCACTAACTTGATACGGACCAGCAGTTTGGACAGGTTCCCGCCCGTCTGGCGTGTCAAGAAGCCGTCTAATCTACCTTACGGCAGGGGTCTTATAGGTGAAGCCCTTATCTCGGTTTATACCGCCAATTCGATGGCTAGTTCGATGCTGGGATCGGCCCAGATGGAAGCTGATGGTCTTTGGATGGTACCGGAGGGCAAGCGTGGCGAAGCTGACCTCAACCCAGGCGGCCAGAACTATTATAACGACGACAGGGACGAAATACGCCGGATTGACACTGGCAGTAATAAGAGTTTCAGTGTAGAGATGATGGACCGGGTTCGCCAGGGGGTAATGGACAATTTCAAGGTGAGTTTCTTTATGGCACTTACCCAGGCCGCGATGGAGGGCCGGACCCTTACTGTCCCACAGGTCATGGAGATTCAAGGCGAAAAGGCGGCAGCCATGGGGCCTGACCTCGGCACGCTCAATACTGTCTTGGATATAATTCACGCCCAGGTATTCGATATTGAGATGGCCGCGGGGCGCATACCACCCCCACCCCAGATAGTCCTTGACGAGATGGTCCGGGACGAACAGACCGGCACGGGCGGCAAGGCTCGATTGATTGACGTTGATTACGTAGGACCTCTGGCACAGGCCCAGAAACGGTTATTCAAGACACAGGGTATCAATCAGGGCATAGCAGCCTTAGAGCCGTTGGTTCAATTACAGATAGCGGCCCAGCAGCCGGTAACAGCCCTTGACCGCCTGAAGGTTGAGGAGACTGTTGAGGAGATATTTGACGCTCACGGTATGCCGGTCAAACTTATGCGGACTGATGACGAGGTTAAAGAAATACAGGAAATAAGGGCACAGGCGGAACAGGAAAGGCGAACGGCTGAAATGGCGTTAGAGGCCGCTAAGGTAGTTCCGGGCTTAGGCAAAGAGATAGAATCGGGCAGTCCGGTGGCTGCATTGACAGGGGGTGGATGATGGCGGTTTTTGAAGCATCTGGCAAGTATGGTACTGCTCTGTGCGTTAAATGTAAAGTGACTAAATTATTAAGCCTTTTGCTTAAAACAAATTGTGGCCGTTGGTTAGCGGCGTGCCCTCTTTGCAAAAAGTTATATACAACTCGCGGCAGGGCAACAGAGGATCACGCTCTTTATTGTTCTGCCTTTGATATGTGGGAATGGCTGCCGATAGAAAAGGTCTGTTTAGGTAACAAGAGATGATATTCAATAATGACACAGAGCGCAACCAGGCTTATCGCAACACCTTTACTTCTGGTGACGGTGCGCGGGTATTAGTGGACATATTGGGCGCTTTAGGCTTTTGGGATACATGCACTTCAAAGGCCTTGACCCCGGCGGAACAGAACGTACTCAATATCCACGCCAAGAAGATATTAGAGAAAAGCGGGTTCTGGAAGCCTGGCAATTACCAGATAATAATACAGAATATGCTGGGTATTATCCCGCAGAAACGGAGGCAATGGTGGCAGAGGAAATAAGGAAAGACGGCGTGCTTTACGCGATTATACTCCGGGCAGCAGGCTGGCAGAAAGGGCTTAACTTCATCACACCGGATGAGATGTTCTTGCAAGTAGGCACATTCTGGTATCAGGAGGACAACAAATGCAAGCCTCACCGCCATATTGAGAACGAACGGCCAAACAATCTGACGCAAGAGTGCAATATCGTCTTATCGGGGTTACTGGAAGTGAACTTGTATGACGAGAATAATCGGCTGTTTCGTACTGAGGTGCTTAGTAGCGGCGATTTTATAGTCATGGTCAATGGCGCGCATGGTTTCAAGATAAGACAGCCCGACACCAAAATAATAGAGTGCAAGAACGGGCCGTATATTACGGTAGAAAAGGACAAGGTACTAATTTAGGAGAATCAAAATGACATCGAAACACAGTGTAATGACTATCGCCTTATTGCTCATTCTGTTTGTTGGCGCTAATCTTATGAGAGCGGACATAATCGACAGAGCGAAGTATCTGCCGACTAACGAAACAATTCTGTCTTCAGCCCACTTGCCGTGGCTTCCGATTGGCACGATAGACGCAACCGCTGGCGACGCTGACGACACATTAGGTGTAGCCGAAAGAGACTTTGCTTCTGCCGCTGCCCTGGATAATTCCGTATATGTGGAAACATTGCCGGGCATGAACGCTCTCGAGGTACGATTTGTCTTAACTACCAACGACGAAGATGTGGATATAGATGTCTGGGCGTGTCGGGGTATTAACGAGATGAGGCGGGTATGTACGCTGGATGTAATTTGTGGGTTGCAGAACTATACCAATGCTACGAATCATTTTGCGCAAACTATAAACATCTCTAACGAAACGTGGCGCGGCGGTGTTTCGGCTATTTCCGACGACGATGATACGATGGCCCTGTTTTATATTGATGATACACTTGGTTATAACAGGTTCCTGTTCCACGGATGGGACACATTCGATGAGGATTGCATTGTTGAGGTTTCAGGTTATTAAGGGAAGCTATGCGAAAGTTTATAATCTTATTTCTGTTGTTGTTATCGTGTTCGGTCTGTTGGCCTTCGGCAACTATTAAAGTAGGCTTATGGTATGATACTCATATTCGTCTTACAGAGGGTACTGCGGCTGACCCGTATGGCGACAAACCCGGAAAACGATTACCTGGTTTCCAAGACAATTCAATGGGCAAGGCCATTGACCAGTTCAACACAGACGTAGTCGATTTGGTAATTCACGGTGGCGATATGATAAACGACGCTACCGATGGCACTGTCGCCCAGAATTACGCAGAACTTGTCAGTTGGATAGATGGCGCTCACGCATCGAGTAACGGTCTTAATGCGGATATGCTGTATTGTTTCGGCCATTGGGATATAGGCGGCGCTACTATGACTGGGACGGATGTTGCCGCTGCGTTTACGGGTCTTTCGAGCGGGGTTACTGATATTATACCAGCGGGCAGAGACGCTGATATGTGGTGGCCGGACAATCTTAACCCTGATGTCGCCAACGACACTTACTGTGCTTATCGTTTTGACGATAGCGGCTTTATGATACTTGTTTTATGCAATCCGGGTGCAGTTATAGATATGGAGACTACCGGCGATGATTCGGGCGGGGCATCGACACAAGAGGCTTGGTTTGAAAGCCACTTGGCTGTCGCAGAGGGGGCTGGGACGCCGGTAATAGTAGTAACCCATCAGCCATTATACACAACCCGCGCTGAAGGGGCAACTGGCGGCGGCGCGGCTGCTGTAATTGCAATGGAAGCCCAGACGATAAAACCCGTAGTCATTCAGGGTCATATTCACGTTGACGATAGAACTGAAATCGTAAATGGAATTGTGTACATCAACTTACGAGGGGATTTGTGGGGTGAAGACGAAACTGATACGGGCCGATTCTCTCATGCGGTCTTAGAGATAACATCACCGACCCATACAACAATTAACGGACAGGAGGGGTTGGTAACTTTAACAGGTTACGGCCACCAGAGAAGCTACAAAACGGCTACACCCCTTGTCGCTCATTGGAAATTAGACGAGGCGGATGGAACGGCGGCTGGCGCGGGGGCCATTATTGACAGCAGCGGCAACGCTTATCACGGAACAAACAGCGAGGATGTAGTTTCAGTATTAGCACCTGTCGGTCATGGCTTAACATTAGACGGAACGGGCGATTATATAGATGACGCCGCTGTGCCGTTGTTGAGTTTTCCGTGCACCTTTTCTGCGTGGTATAAAATACCTTCTTCCCAAACCTCCACATTATTAATGATTGCCCTTGATGGTGTTACGGGGATTAATCTCCGATGGATGGGATTAGACCTTAAAAACGGTGTCCCGATAATGAGAATGAAAGGCGGCGCAGCTGTACCCGTTGACACTGTTTCTGCGATTTCAGCGATTTACAACGAATGGGTTCACGTAGTAGGAATCTGGCACTCGGACGCAAATAGAGATATATATGTAAATGGTGTTTTTTCGGCCAATAGTACAACGGATACGGCGGCTACTGATTTTCCAACCACGGTTGACATCGTAACTATTGGGGGAAAACCAGACAGTGATGGTGGCCCGGTCCAGCTTGTTACAGGCAGTATAAGCGACGTAAGGATATATTCAGGGGTATTGTCGGCAAGCGAAATAAAAAGAGAATACTATGCAGGCACAAAATCCGCTCGTCATAGATATGGTACGAAAAAGGATACCGGTTTTGCCCGCACAAGAGGCAGGTATTGATATGATAAACCAGATAGAGCCAAACATAGACGGATACGAAGTCGAGGCCATGAACAATTACTTACAGTCAGGCGCGTGGTTGACTGAATACGACAGGACTACGGAGTTCGAGTGCAAGATAGCTGAATATGTCGGCAGTAAGTATTGCGTAGTCGTACCAAGCGGCACGGTTGCCCTTGCGGTAGCTCTGTGGGCCTGTGGTATCGGATACGGCGATGAGGTTCTCGTGCCCAATTACACGATGATAGCCACGCCCAACGCCGTTAGAATGGTAGGCGCAACGCCGGTTCTGGTGGATATAGAGGCTAAATCGCTGTGTATGGATTTAGATTGTGTATGGTCATTATCAGAAAAAACAAGAGCAATCATAAATGTTTCGCTTAATGGCCGTGCTTTGGATATGGCAAGGTTTCAGGATTTCTGCACAGCAAACAACTTGACTCTCATTGAAGACGCCTGCCAGTCATTAGGCTCATTCCACAATGGTAGGCATTTAGGCACTTTCGGCGATATAGGCGTATTTTCATTCAGTTCGCCCAAGATAGTTACCACCGGTCAGGGCGGGGCCTTGGTAACGGACGATGAGGGGTTGTACGACAAAATAAGGAAGTTAAAGGACTGGGGCAGAGACGGCAGTGATATACACAATACTTTGGGTTACAATTTCAAGTTCACAGACTTACAGGCGGTTATTGGTATAGAGCAGATGAAGAAACTGCCTTGGGCTTCAGGGCGGAAAAGGCATATCTACCAAGTGTATGAATCACAGTTAAGCGATGTATTTGAGATGATCCACGGCTCAAACGAGTCAACGCCTTGGTTTGTGGACATTTATCTCGACAACCCTACGGTAGTTCAAGAGCATCTTAAGGAGAATGGGGTTGGTTCGAGACTGGTATATAAGCCTATTAACGAACAGAAGATATACGCTGATGGCAAGAGTTATCCTGTATCTAAGAGATTCAGCCATCGGGGTTTATGGCTGCCGTCGTCGGTGAATCTGACGGACGAGCAGATAATCAATATTTGTGGCTTAGTAAAACAGAAAGGGTTGAACGATGGCTGAGACAGAAGCAGTAGCAGTTTTAGGCGAAGATGGGTCTTTTACAGATGGCTGGATGGACAGTCTGCCGGCAGGTACGTTTGAGAACGACGATGCCGGAAAGCCGAAACAAGGCGATTTAGCCGACCACAAGAACATTGGGTCGGTAGTAAAGAGCTATCTCAACAAGGACAAGATGCTGGGTACGGCGATACAGCCTTTAGCCGCTGACGCTACGCCAGAGCAGAAACGCGCCCATTACACCAAGCAGGGCTGTCCTCCGACGGTCGAGGGCTATGAGATAGCCAGGGAAGATGGCAAGGAGTATAACGAGAAACTTATTACAGCTATGTCCAAGTATGCTCACGACAACGGCATTTCAAAGACCGTCTATGAGGGCCAGGCGAAGATGGTTATTGACGCCTTATTCAAGGCGAACGATGATGCAGTAACCGCATTAAAGACAGCCAACGACCAGGCGGTAGAGACCAAGACCAACGAGTTGAAGGCCAAGCTGGGCGCCCAGTACGATGCAGGTGTTGACATGGCTAATCGGTTCTACAACTTGCCGGGCGACGATGTAGTCAACCAGTCTTTCGTGGAGGTACTGAAAGCCAACGGTTTGGATTCTCACCCTGCGGTTATTGAGTTCTTTATGGAAGCGTGGAAGCTGGTCAAGGGCGATGTTGCACCGTCTGGCGGAGAACCACCAGGTAAGACCACCGAGCCGGGCGAGTTGGATTATTCAAAAGTAGTAGGAAATACTGGCAAATGAAAACAATTTTGGTAACAGGCGGTGCAGGATTCATAGGGTCGCACTTGTGCGATAGGCTGATTGCATGGGGCAATGAGGTTATATGCGTAGATAACTGCTTTAGCGGCAGTAGGAGCAATATCCATCATTTACTCAAACACCCCCGTTTTGAATTCATCAGGCATGATATTACACTCCCCCTGTACGTCCAGGTCGATGAGATATACAATTTAGCGTGTCCGGCCTCACCGCTCTGGTATCAGGTTGACCCCGTTCAGACCACGAAGACAGCGGTTATCGGGGCTATCAATATGCTTGGTTTGGCCAAACGGGTAGGCGCCAGGATACTCCAGGCGTCAACATCGGAGGTTTACGGCGATCCGTTAGAGCACCCGCAAGGTGAGGAATACTGGGGCAATGTCAATCCTATCGGTCCGAGGTCGTGTTATGACGAGGGTAAGCGGTGCGCGGAGACTCTCTTTACGGACTATCATCGCGAGTATGGAGTCGATATAAGAATAGCCCGGATATTCAATACTTACGGCCCGCGTATGGCTGTGGACGATGGCAGAGTGGTCAGTAACTTTATTATGCAGGCTCTAAGAGGTCAGGATTTTATCATTTTCGGAGACGGCCAACAGACCCGGAGTTTCTGCTATGTTGATGATATGGTTGATGGGCTTATTACGTTGATGGATTCGGGGGACCATTATCCAGTCAACTTGGGCAATCCAGACGAAAGACATATATACGCGCTGGCAAAAATCATCAAAGATATGATAAACTCAAAGCTAAACATAGTATTTAAGGATTTGCCGGAAGACGACCCCAAGCGAAGATGCCCGGATATAACTTTAGCGCAGAAGTTGGGTTGGAATCCAAAAGTATTATTACGTGAAGGATTAAAAAGAACAATAGATTATTTTCGCTGTTCCGAAAGGGTAGGCAGCGAGAAAGATAACCTGGGTAGCTCTACCAGTGAAAGCCGAGGTCAGGTCGGTGGAAGCGGCAGGGTCCAGTGTAAACCTGTAAGTCAGGTCGTCTAACAGGCGTAACTTGCAGGAGAGTCCGCTACGGTAGCGGGGAGTTCTCCGATAAATCTCGCTTTTTTATTGGAGAATAAGCTATGACTGAATTTAATACCAGAGACCAGCTTACTCTTGAACAGTTAGCCAAGCGGACCAATTTCGGTGCCCTCCAAGCGATTGTTGAAGTTCTTCTGACAACTGAAGAATGGATGGAAGACGCCATCTGGATACAGGCAAACCAGCCGATGAGTCATATTACGACCCAGCGGACCAGTGAGCCGACCGGAACATGGCGTGCAATCAATCAAGGTGTTGCTCCTGAAGCATCCAGTACCAATCAAATCACCGAGGGTATTGGTATCCTTGAGGCGTACAGCCGTGTTGATAAACTCCTGGCAGAACTGTCCGGCAATACCAACCAGTTTCGTTCTGGTGAGGACAAAGCCTTTGTACAAGGACTTGCCAAGGAACTGTCGAAGGTCATGTTCACTGCGGACAATTCAGGCGACGTGACGACTATTTACGGCGACGCCGAGACATACCCCGCAAGGTTCAACGGTTTTCCTGCTCGATTAGACGATATAAATCTATTTAACGTCTATGACGGTGGCGCAGCGTCTACCACTGCTGATACGAGTATCTATATCGTTCAGTGGGGTGCGGATAAGGTTCACATGGTCTACCCGAAAGGTTCACCCACTATGGGTATAGTCCATGAGAATCTCGGCGAACAGACCATCGAGGCAAGCGGCACTTACGCTGCACCTGCTTTAATGCAGGCGTTGGTAAGTCACTTCAAGGTCCATCCGGGTCTTGTAGTCCGAGACGACCGTTGTATCAGGCGAATTGCCAACCTCCGTACAGAGATAGCTGCAACCATGTCATTCGGTAGCAGCACGGCAACTATCCATCACAAGTTGATTGAGGCGCTTAACGCCCTGCCTTATAAGGGTGCAGGTGCCAGAATCTATTGCAACGAAAACACCAAGACGCAGATGGATATTCACGCTGTCGACAGGACGAACGTGCTTTACACCATTGGTGACTGGAGCGGTAGGCCGACAACCCTGTTCAGGGGTGTTCCCGTAAGGCGAGTGGATGCTATTGGAAGTAAGGAGGTACCCTTAACATGAGTATAAGAGACGCAAAACTTATCTTTAGTTCTACTCAGACGGTCGGAGCAACGGCCGCGGCAACTCAGACGTTTTCCACCAATATCATCGACCTCGGAGCCGAGAATTTAGACATCGGTTCCGGCACTCCGCTTTACCTGAACATAACAATCGCCACTCCTTACACCTTTATTGGTGCAACGGAATGGTGCAGCTTCAAGTTGCAGGGCAGCACAGGCGCAGCTTTTGCGGCTACGGACACATTCTTGTTAGAGAAAAGAATGCGTATTCCGGAGATACAAGCGGCAAGCGACAGTGATGGGGTGATATTGCAAGTTGCAATCCCCAACTCTCACAGTCGTTATCTGCGGCTGATGTACTGGCGGCATAATGCGGAAACCGCATGGGCAACAGAGTTCAATGCCTGGGTTAGTGGTGCTACACCTTTGACTAAAGTAGGTACGTAAGTAAATAAGGGCGAGGGGTAGGTTGGATTTCAATCCTTTCTACCCCGACCCCTTTTAACCGAAAAGGATTGAAAGGAGATATTATGTTTGTATCAATGACAACATTGGCTGATTACGAAACAGTCGGGAATCGTTCGTATGGTAACGAGTTATTCCAATACGCGGCGTTAAAGATATACGCTGAGAAATATCATCTGAAAGTAGAGATACCTGAAAGATGGATAGGGCGGGAACTGTTTGAGGGGTGCAAAGACTTTCCTGTTTCCGGGCTGGGCCGGGCGCAAAAGGATTTCGGTTCAAGTCAGGAGTGTATATGGAGCAACGGCGAATTACTGGAAGACTGCAATATAAAGGGTTATTTCCAATATCACACTTCTGTATATGCTCCGCACAAAACTTTCTTCAGGGAGTTATTTACCCCGATACAAGCCTTACGAGACAGGGTGAGCAAGACTTTTGATAAATTAACAGGGCCATTGATAGGTATTCACATACGCAGGGGTGATTACAGCAGACCTCCGAACCGGGTAGCTCCGAACGAGTGGTATCTCGACTGGCTGGAAAAGAACTGGGACAGGTTTAACAACCCAACCCTCTTTCTCGCAAGTGACGACCCAGAGGCCGTTTTCCCGGACTTCGAGAAATATAAGCCGATGATGTTGAAGCCGAATACGGAGCTTTTGAGCATGTTCCTCGACCACTACATCCTGCAGCATTGCGACGTTTTGTTAGCATCTAACAGTACATTTTCATTTACGGCTGCGATGTTAAGCGAAAAAGAACAGAAATGTTGGAGGCCGGATTACCAGAAGAAACTACTTGTAGAGTTCGACCCGTGGGACGCCGACCCGATTTCGCCCTTTCCTCACCATGAAAAGGAAGCCGTCAGGCTTCATCTTGGCTGCGGTACACAATATCTTCCGGGCTACGTAAACATCGATTGCAAGAAGACGCCGGTAACAGACAAAATCTGCGACATAAGGCAACTTCCATATCAAGACAACACTGTCGATACAATCGAGTGCTATCATGTTCTCGAACATATCCCGGTATGTCTGCACGCTGCGGTAAACCCGGATTACGGTATGAAGTATGCGTCGTTAATAGCCGTCTTAGAGGAATGGCGACGTGTCTTAAAGCCTGAAGGCAACCTGGTAATTGAAATGCCCGACCTTGACGCCGTAATGAGGGAGTATTTAGAGGCCGACGAGTCGAGGAAAGAGGAACTCCTGATAAGCATTTATGGAAGTTACCGCAACGACGACGATACAGACATCCACCGATGGGGCGCGAGTGAGGACCGGCTGAGGTACATACTCGATAGGGCCGGGTTCAAATATATTAAGTTTACTGAGGCAACGGACTATCACGCCAAAGACACCCCCTGCCTGAGAGTGGAGGCGATAAAATGATTTTCGACTGCTTCCCGTTTTTCGATGAGTTGATGCTACTGGAGATTCGCCTGAAAGAACTGTCCCCGGTAGTTGACAGGTTTGTACTGGTAGAGGCGACTCATACCCACTCAGGCAAACCAAAACGGCTTTACTATGACGAGGTCAAGGACAATGAGATATTCGGTCCGTTCAAGGACAAGATAACCCACATTGCCTGCTCTGCTCCGATGGGACCTGACAGGTTTGAGAACGACAGGAACCAGCGAAACGCTATCCTGTACGGACTGAGGGGGGCTATGGCGGACGACATTATCATAGTTTCCGACCTCGATGAGATACCGAGACGTGGGGTAGTGCCGCTGATGAAACATTTCCATCATCCCACCAGGCTGCAAATGAAGCTGTTTTATTATTCCTTTAACTGCAGGGCGAACGAGGAATGGATGTACCCCGCTTTTTGCCAGTACAAGGATCTCGTTACGCCGGACAAGTTACGGCTTGGCGAGTATAAAGACTATATACCAGACGCCGGTTGGCACTTTTCTTACCTTGTCCCGCCTGACCAGATACCAAAGAAGTTAGAGGCTTTTGCCCACGCCGAATACGATACGGACTACTTCAAGGACGTGAACAGGCTGCAAGAGCGCGTAGCAGCCGGAGAGGATATATTTGAGCGCGGAATGACGTTTACGACAGAACCGTTAGATGCTCCTAAATGTGTAATGGAAAATGAAGAAAAATACAGACAATTTATCAGGCAAGCGGATATTGCTTGCCACGCTGGATAGTCCGTTTCTGGACGACCAGTTTGTATTCCCGTACCTGGGTGTTAAGTATCTACAGGCGGTAGCGGAGAGGGTAGGCGCCGATGTTGATTATACTGACAACAACCTTGTCCATTGCGCGGTAGGGATATATGATGTTGTCGCTATTTCCTGCATGACACCGCAAGGCCCACAGGCTTATCGGCTATGCGAGGATATTAAAAAGTATTATCCGCATACAACAGTAATGATAGGCGGGCCACACGCAACGTACTATCTCGACGAGTGCATGAAGCACCCCTTTGATATTATCGTCTGCGGTGACGGTGAGCGGATATGGGAGGAACTACTTACAGGTGGATGTTCCCGCCTGTCGCCGAAGTCCACACCGGAACAGAGGATGTACTGCGACACACTATCCGAGGATGAGATGAACAGCTATCCTATTCCTCATCGGTATGCTGACAGGTACAATTATACTTTGAACGGGGCAAAGACTACAACTATGGTCAATTCGCGTGGTTGTCCCATGCGGTGCGGATTCTGTGAAAGCGGGGGAACTAAACCCAAGTGGTTTTCTGTAGCACACTTCGAGGCAGAGATTAAGAGCATCAAAGAGTTGGGGTATGAGGGTGTGATGATTTTTGACGACCTTTTTGCACTAAATATCGAACGCGCGAAACCCTACTTAGAAGTGCTTAAAAGGCACTCTATGGCCTTTCGGTGTTTCGGCCACGCCGCGACAATGACATTAAAAATGGCAGAACTTTTGGCGGAGTCCGGTTGTGTTGAGATAGGGTTTGGCGCCGAGAGCGCCAGCCAGAAGATACTCGATACTGTCAATAAAAAGACAACGGTTCCTCAGATGGGCTATTTCATAGATACAGTTATCGCTGCTGGCATGAGAGTCAAAGCGTTCTTCATAATCGGGCTACCGGGCGAGACGGAAAGAACCGCACGTCAGACAAACATTTTCATCAGGAAATACAGAGAGAAATATCCTGATAAGTTTGACTTCGACTGTACGGTATTCTTCCCCTATAAGGGTACGGCGATAGGCGATGCTGCCCGCAACGGCGGGGAATACGACATCAAACCGAAAGAGGGTCTTACATGGAAGCAAATTGATTCAAACGGTTACGGTGCGTACAAAAAGAAAAACGGCGAAGCTGATATAGTCATCGAGACATCAGGGCTGAGCGCCGAGCGGATAGGTGAATTACAGAGGGAGGCTTTGCTATGCAGAAAATAGAACTCGACACTTGTGTTCGGTACGATTGGATAGGGTACAACAACAAGATAGCGAAACATATTGAAGAAGATGACATTAACAACTTTACAAAATGGCCGATAGTAAGTAATACAATGCACTACAACGATAGCCAGGGGGGTGACAGTCAGGGTGCTTTTGAATATCTCCGGAACCTGCCCGACTGGGACAAATGGAAAGAAGCTATCAAGGAAGTGCCGGAGGGGAATCCCACACCTAACCAGTGGTATCCTTTGAGTAGCGACCACATGATACATCAAGCGAACCATATTTCCCAGTTCCTTTCAAGAACGAGTTGTAAGTTGACAGACCTGAAAGCAATTTATGAGTTCGGTGGCGGCTATGGTTGTATGTGCCGGCTTATACACAATCTCGGTTTTTCAGGCAAGTACACGATCATGGATTTACCAGCCGTACAAGTCCTTCAAAAGTGGTATCTTGGGAGAACGGTAAAACAGGGACAGCTTGTGTATTTATTGGATAGTAAGGAATTTATGGAACAAATAGAAGGCGGCAGTCTTTTTATAGCAACATGGTCTTTATCAGAAGTGTCTTATGCGTTGAGAGATGCGATTTTACAGGCAGTCCTCGATAAAGCGAACTACATCCTCATTGCTTTTCAGGGAAGTCACGAAGAGCTTGACAACCTGGCCTATTTTTGTCAGACGACGCAGCAGATTCCTGACTATAGATGGACCGCTATCGCCCTTCCCAACAAAATAACGAATCGTCCCGATCATTTCTATTTGTTCGGGGAAGTTTCAGAAGAGGCCTTAAGATGCAGACGATAGATGATATAGCAACAGGGCCGTGCGTAGAGTCGGACTGGGGGCATTACAACAATGCCATAGCCGACCAAATACTCACAGGCGACATTTCCCACTTTACGGAATGGGACGTGATTAGACAGACAATGTTTACCAAGTTGAGGTCGCTCTCGCCCCTGGAGTATCTCCAAAGCCTGCCGGACTGGGAGAAATGGGAAAAAGCCATAGTCGAATCCCCCGTAGGGAATCCGGAGCCGTACGAATTGTATCCGCAGAGCAGTGGTAATTTAATAATGCAGGCTGAACTCCTGGCGCGTTTTCTTTCAAATACGGACTGTAAAATAGAAAATCTCAACAAGATTTATGAGTTCGGGGGCGGTTACGGCTGCATGTGCAGACTTATACACAATTTCGGCTTTACCGGCGAGTATACGATTATGGACCTGCCTGCGGTACTTCAACTTCAGCAATATTATCTCGGCGAAATGACCAATGGCCGGATTACATATTTGCGGGATGAGGTTGATTTCAAAAAACAAATGACACGCGACGAAAGCCTTTTTATCGCTACATGGTCCATCTCGGAAGTTTCTTATGAGATGCGGAAAAGGATACTGGGCGGGATAAACACCAAGTATGTACTCATAATATTCCAGGCAACACACAATGATTTTGACAACTATGATTATTTTGAAAAGTTCGTTCACGAAAACACAAGTTACGAGTTTGACTGTTTGGAAATGCCGTATGAGTTCCCGCACGGAATCAAGCATTACTATTTATTTGGGACAAGAAAATGTGTGGCGGAATACCAGACGTTCGTACAAATGTCTAAAGAAGACAATAGGTTTGAGATTAGGCGAAGCCCGCGTTGCCTGGAAGAACCCGAACAGAAAGGCGACAAGCCTTACATCATGCACACCGGCTGGGCCGCTCGTATTCTGGCCGCCTGTCCGCCCGAAAAGCACGTTGACATCTCTTCATTGCTTTATTTCAACACGTTAGTCTCGGCGTTTATCCCGATAGATTCTTATGACTATCGCCCTCTTGATATTCCGCTGTCGGGCCTGCGGACGAACTTTGCAGACCTGGCACAGTTACCGTTTGCTGATAATTCGATTCCCTCTCTTTCCTGTATGCACGTTGTCGAGCATATAGGGTTAGGCAGGTACGGCGACCCTCTCGACCCGGACGGAGACTTAAAAGCAATATCGGAACTTAAACGGGTTCTTGCCGGCGATTTATTATTTGTAGTCCCGGTTGGCAAGCCGAGAGTTATATTCAATATCCACCGAATTTACAGCTATGAACAGATTATGAGTTATTTTGAAGAACTCAAATTGGTTGAGTTTATGTTAATACCCGATGTGACGCCGGGCAATCTTATCAGAGATGCAAAAGAACTGGTAGCCGAGCAGAACAACGGGTGCGGATGTTTTTGGTTCAGAAAGGACTGAAATATGATTTACACATTTATTGCTTACGCTCCAAAGGAGCACGAAAGAGACTTGGCCTGGGCCTATAATAAATTTATGCGCCTATTGCCGAATGACGACGATTGGGCATGCTTTATAGACCATGACGCTATGTTCACTGCGTCGGACTGGTATCCCCAAATGGAGAGAATTATCGAGGCGAATCCCGAATATTCCTGCTTAACGTCATCTGTGAACAGGGCGTATGCGGACTGGCAGATACCAATGGGTATCAATAACATCAACCATGACATAGCTTATCACAGGAAGATAGGCGCTGAATTTCAGGCGGACAACGGCGTTAAGGTGGTAGATGTAACGACCTGCTCTGATTTACCGGCCCCGCCTGACAAAAGCCCCCTTAGCGGGGTAGTGATTCTGTACAAGAAATCGGCATGGAAAGAAGTTCCTTTCAGGCTGATGGAACCGAACCGTCTTACGGGAATCGACAATCTCTTGCATCTTGACCTGCGGGACAAAGGCCATAAGGTCGGTCTTATGTGTGGGGTGTATGTCTATCACTGGCACAGGGCGGACGGGATAAACAGGGCGGACGTTCCAAAGCCGGAGGAAGTTCTAAAAAAGAACGAAATAATGGTGCCGTATGACACAGGTCAGGTAAAGGTCGAGGTAAAGAAAGAGGAAGCGGGGATGGATATAAAGGCGGCCCAGGGCAAGATTCAGAGATGCAAGGATGACAATTTCATCGTTATCGGTGCCCCGCTCCCCTACAACAGAGGTATTGACGTTCAAACCTGCCTGTGGATAGAGTACCAAAAACGAAAACCTAACATGATCGCTCTGTACGAGCCTACCCGTTTCGCCTCTTTCGGTAGAAACAACGTAATACACAAGACGTTAGAGCACTTGCCCGGAGTTACCCACGTTTTCTTTATAGATAAAGACGTTTTGCCGCCTGTGGATGCGATAGAAAGACTGCTTGCCCATGATAAGGATATAATCGTCGGTGCTACGCCCATATATAGAGGCGAGCCGGTCTGGTCGGTAATGAAGTACGACCCCGATGAGACCTGCGATAATGTCTTTAACGCTATACCGTATGCCGAATTGCCAAGCGAATTATTCAGGGCGCACCACTTCGGGGGGACTACTTGTTTAATTAAGCGGCACGTTCTGGAAACAATGGGCTATCCCTGGTATCAGGATGTATTCGCTCCCGGCGCGTTACTGTTAGGCCAGGATTTATTCTTTACCGCAAAAGCCAAACAATATAATTTTGAGTTATGGTGCGACCCGTCAATTAAGTGCGAGCACGCAAGGCTAACTGAAATGAAGACCGTGTTCGATGAATGTTGTTTACCAAAGGAGTTATCTGATGTCAAGGTCAATAGCTGATATATGCAATATAGGGCTTGGTATGGTGGGCGCCGACCCTGTAACGTCGGTATTCCCGATTGAAAAGGGCAGCGAAACCTCTCGGTTATGTAATTTGTTTTACAATCCCGCAGTAGATGAAATCCTGGTAAGACACGAATGGGGTTGCGCCAAGCACACTAAAGTAATAGCATCTGACAGCGATTATGATCCTGATGCTTTCAGTTACAAACAAGCTTATCGTTTTCAGCTACCCTCTAACCCGTGGTGTTTGTTCATCAGGCAGTTTAACGACGGTCAGACGGAGTACAAGAAAGAGGGCAGGGCTATTTATACGAACGCCTCTGCCTGTGAGTTGATTTACACCAAGAGGATTATCGATACTAACGAGTTCGACCCGTTATTAGCCGAGGCGATTTCCGCTCAGTTGGCTATTAAATTGAGTTTCCCGCTACAGCAGACCAACCAGTTACGTATCGAGTTGATTGAGTATCTTGAAACCGTGGTGTTGCAACAGGCGAAAGCCCAGGACGCCGGTGAAAGATATGTAGAGCGGGGCAAACAAAGTTGGAGAGATGCAGGTAGAATATGATAACCTCAGAGGACAACAGGACCACGGAGTTGACTTGCGACGGCATAGTTGTCGAGTTTGACTTCAACATGCTCATCCATCTCAATACCGAAGCGCAAGTTTGGTATGAACCTGCTGGCGGCGAGTACGCCCAGCTTGTCCTCGATACGGATTATGGTATAGTTTTTACAGACGACGGCGGCTCTGCCAGTACGGACGGATACACTGCGCCGCTGGCTGCCGGTAAACTTCTTATCATCAGGCATATAGAACTCACCCAGCAGACTGAATGGATTTACAACGACAACCATACCGGGCCTCAGCATTTAGCGGATTTCGACCGCAGTGTAATGAGGGACTTACAGATGCAGGACGAACTCGACCGTTGCCCCAAGTTTTTAACATCGTCCTCAACCACTGATATAACCTTCCCCGAACCGGCAGCTAATGAGTTTATCGGCTGGAACGCGGGCGGGTCTAATCTGGCTAATATAAGTTCGTCGGCTATAGCTGTTCTCGTTTCAGAAGAGCTTGGACTTGGTACTGTTCCTGAAGAATTAACCGACCTTAGCGATGTAACGATTACCGGTCCCGTCGCCGGGCATATCCTTCGTTATGATGGCGCGATGTGGACGAATTATGCCGATAGTAATTATCAGCCTTCGGATGCCACGCTAACGAGTATCGCCCTGCTTGGCACTGCCGCAGATAAAATGATTTATACCACGGGCGAAGACACTTGGGCCGAGACGGCGATAACGGCTTTTGCCCGGTCTATCCTCGATGATGCAGACGAGGCCACATTTAAGGCTACGGTCAATCTGGAGATAGGAACAGACGTACAGGCGTGGGATGCACAGTTAGACGACATAGCCGCCCTGGCTGTTACTGACAGTAATTTTATAGTTGGGGATGGTTCTAATTGGGTTGCTGAAAACGGCAATACTGTGCGATCGTCGCTTGATTTGGGTACAGGAAACAGCCCGACATTTGCCGGCCTGGTTCTTGGCAATGATGCGTCTATAACTGTTACTGGCACATTGACTATTGATACTACAGATAATATAATCGATTGTGCCGGTGAAGTTATAAAAGCAGCAACTTTTTTAGCCACAAATACACAACTTACATCTGCAGGGATAACTAATGGGGTATCAAGCATTAAAATAGGGACGGCTGGTACTTTAACTTTAATATCAGACGATGACGAGGATGACTATTTACAACTTAACACTGTTGCCCACGTTCCAGTAATAAGCACTGTAGGTGCTTGCGATTTAAAAATAACCGCATCAAGTGGTGAGATAGGTTTTGATGATGAGAACTTGACAACTACAGGAACACTTAAGTCTAACACACATACTATAAATACAGCAGGCTTAGATTTGGGAGTGGATATAAAAGGAACAACGGCAGGTAAGTTTTTAATAACGTGTGAGACAAACGGTGGCGGTAATCCTGATGGAGCGATTCTTTTTCAGCAGGGCCTTGCGGCTTCGAGGTTCTTTTATAGTAATGCTGTGCCGTTTGAATTAAGGGCTTCGGATTTAGCCCACATATACGGCAATACCCCCGGCAGCAGTGATGTTTTGAATTGGTCGTGTGCTGGAGCGACAGGTAATGTTGTTAATAGAGGCACGCTCAATGTTGCGACTAATCTTACATTAAGTGCTAATCGCATATCTGCATCTGGTAGTGTTGAGATTGTTCCGGTTGGGCCATTGGCCAAAGTTAAGATGGGTAATGTGGATGGTGGTAGCTATATTGACATTCATCGTTCTACGGCTATAATGACCTTTTATGGGTCTGCAAGAATCAACTGGACTAAATATACTGCTGGTGCTGTTGACGTGACTGGTTTTACAGAAGTTGGACAAAACGATGCTTGGTTACAGAGCCATGACGACAGCACTGTGTTCACTGCGACTGAGGTTGCGGGTGGTAATAACGATGTGGTGGTAAATTTTACCAGCGTACACGCTTTTAATTGGGTGCAGATATTATTGAGGTATCAGGGTAGTGCCGCACATTTCGTTTTTGCCCAACTTGAGGTGGCGCCTTTCGACGGAACTACATGGCACACATACGGCATGGTTCGAGACCAATCTGTTGACCAGTTTAATGAGAATCTTAGTTTCTTTGTGGTAGACGACGACGCATATATAAATAGCGGGGTAGTCAAGGTTAGATTGTTACATAGTACAACTACAGTCAATAACCATCTTTTAGTTATTGACGAAGTAGCTTTATATCAATAACGGGAAAATGTGTTTACTGGAAAAAGAAATTATGGCTAAAGAAAATGGCTGATTTAATTGTACAATCTTTTAACGCGGGAGTATTCGCACCTAACCTCGATGGTCGGTCTGACCTTGAGAAGTACTACTCCGCCTGCCGGGTCTTAGATAATATGTTTCCAACCCGGTACGGCCCTGCTGACCGCAGGCCGGGCACTTATTACGTCGGCGAGGTCAAAGACAACTCCAAGACTACAAGATTGCTGCCGTTTAAATATTCTACGGTTCAGTCTTATATCTTAGAGGCCGGGGATGAGTATTTAAGATTCTACAGGGACAGGGGGCAGATACTTGGCGGAGCCGGCACGGAAGACTTGGGCGCACTTGATAATATCATAGCGCATTGGCTGTTAAACGATGACACAACTAATACAGCGGTCTTAGACGACGACGGTAATACTCACGACGGGATAGCGAGCGTCAATACAGATGTTCTACACGCTGACGCCCAGGTGGGTACGGGAAGTTTTGATTTCGACGGCACTAATGTCGTTACTATGACGGACCACGCCGACTTTACTTTCGTTGAAGGGGTTGACGGAGATTTCAGTATTGCGGGCTGGGCGTATGTCAAGAATACGGGCGCAGAACAGGTTATATTATCGAAATGGGACGAGACTATCGGTTCACAGGCGAGGGAGTGGAAATTGCTTTTGGATTCATCTCGTAAACTCAAATTATGTATTGCCGATGAGAGTCTTTTGTTGGACTCAGACCTTCTTATAGCTCACTGGAAGTTAAACGACAGCGCTGCTAATGCCGTTGTAGATGATGCGACAGGAAGTCACGACGGGACACTGGCTGACGGTGACAACAACTATACATCCGACCACAGCGTTGCAGGTAAAGTAAACAATGCTTTCGATCTTGACGGGTCAGACGATAGTGTCAAAATAGATGACCACGCTGATTTCAGGTTCGGTGATGGCGCCGACGACAGTCCGTTTTCGATAAGCGCATGGATAAATATGGCCGATGCCACCGATTTTCCGATATTATGTAAATATAACGATAGTGGCGAAGAATGGCGATTCCGTGTTGGCGCTGATGATAAGTTGGTTCTCAATTTACATGACGATGCGGAAGGTAATCGTATAGGCAGGAAATACGATGCGGCGGCCTTGACCGCGCAACAGGGTTCGTGGATTCACGTTGTAGCGACTTATGATGCAACCGAGGTATCTGCGGGGATCACGTTGTATTTGAACGGCACTGCCGTAGATGATGCCGATGAAGAGGCTGGTGGTTATACGGCTATGCACGGTAACGCACACGATGTTTATATCGGACTTATGGAACATGGCGGAAATTACGCTGAGGGCAAAATAGATAATGTTATGGTTTTTGGTAGAGAGCTTACCGCTCCCGAAGTTACTGCCTTGTACAATGATGGCGATGGAATTGAGGAATTAAATACAGTCTATCCTTCGGCATTATCTGACAATGCTTTAGATGTTGGCTGGCGGTTTGTGGCGGTAACTTATAACGGCCAAAATGACGGTGGTGACGCAGCGGCGGACGATATAATTATGTATGTTGACGGAATCGCCGTAGATGTAACGGCAACTAATCTTGCGACTTATTCCGCGATGGAGGACACAGGCGCAGCGCCGAGAATGGGCGCGCAATTTTCTGCGGGCGGAGTGATAGAGAAAGTATGGGCTGACAAATTAGACAATATCGCTTTATTCGGTGATGTCCTGAGTGCTTCTGAAATCGCAAGCCTTTACAGTACTTCGGCTTACGAGATAACCAGCCCCTATTCAGAGGATGATTTATTCGGCCTCCAGCGTATCCAGTCGGCGGACGTGATGTACAGTTTTCATTCCGGTTATAATCCCCGAAAGTTGTCCAGGCTTGCTCACAATGCATGGGAGCTGGATAGTATCGATTTCGACTGGCCGCCGTTTATGACCGAGAACGGTTCGCCTACGACTATAACGCCGTCTGCAACAGCAGGAACGGTAACACTGACAGCGACTTCGGCGATATTTGCGCCTGGCCATGTTGATTCATATTGGCTGATTAAACACAACAGGACGAATAATAACATCACAAAAAAATTAACTGACATCGCTACCTTGATAGTTTTGGGTGATGCCGCCGATTCTTACGCGGCAGAGGGGGTAACTGATATATTAGTTGATGTTAAGGGTTCGTACAAAGCCAGAACTGATTATACGACCAACAACGCATGGATAGGAACGCTCGTTCTCGAACGCTCTTACAACGGGTTGCTCACACTGGTCCTCGATGCAGCGCCTGCAAGTGGGGCTTGGGCGAAAGACGATATTATTACCGGCGCAACAAGCGAGGAAACTTGTGTTATTGTCTCGGCAACAGATACTACACATTACACCATCAAGCAGTTGTCCGGCAGTTTCACAGACGGCGAAGTGCTCAGTAATCAAGATGCCAATAGCCGAGATACCGCGGCGACGTGGCCTCGATACGAGGGATGGCACATATTAGAGACTGTCCAGTCGGCAGGGAATAAAGATTTTATTATTATAGGAGAAGAAGAATCAGGCGACGCTTATCTTCGGATGCGCAGGACTGTTGATACAGCCGGTAAAGACCCTACAGTTACTTTATCGTGTGAGCGTTTCTATCATTACGGCATTGTCAGGATAACGAGTGTCACGAGCGCAACAGCGGCCATCGGAACGACTATAAGGGCCATAGGTTCTACGAGCGCCACGAAGTTGTGGTCCGAAGGTTCGTGGTCGGACGAAAGAGGGTATCCTTCAAGTGCCACGTTCCACGAAGAGCGGTTGATGACAGGCGGTACGACCTTTGAGCCGCACAGCATAAAGGGAAGCAGGACCGATGATTGGGAGAACTTCAGGACCGATTCTATACTCGATGACGACTCTATTTCGTATTCACTTGCTGCTAATGAAATGAATGCTGTCAGGTGGTTAATATCGAAAGAGGTCTTGTTATTAGGTACTGCCGGCGCGGAATGGAAGTTAGGATCATTCGATACAGACGGCCCGCTTACTCCCGGTAATCCCATAATGCCACGAATACAGACCACTTACGGCAGTAAAGATATTCAGGCGATAATGTTAGCGAACATAGTTTTATTCGTCCAGAGTGAGGGCAAGTCCGTCAGGGGCGCGCAATATATTTTCGACCGGGGCGAGTCCGGGGGTTATGATGCGCCGGATTATACTACGTTAGCCAACCATATCACCAAGAGCGGGGTAGTCAGTATGGCCTACCAGCAACAACCTGAGCCGGTTTTGTGGTGCGTGTTGGGTAATGGCAATCTTATTGGCATGACGTTCGAGCCGGGCGAAAAGGTTTGGGGGTGGTTCAATGTAGTAACCGATGGCCTGGTAGAGGACGTAGCTGTCATTCCCGGCGTCAGTGAGGACGAAGTGTGGATAATTGTCAATCGTACGATAGACGGCGATACCAAGAGATATGTCGAATATTTCATGCCCCGCGACTGGGGCAGCGATCAGGCCGATTGTTTCTTTGTAGATTCCGGTCTTACTTTCGACGGCGGTGACGCTATTACCATTACGGGCATTACCAAGGCCGACCCTGCTGTGGTAACGGCGGTCGCTAACGGGTACAGCAACGGCGACCAGGTCAAAATCATAGGCGTTCCGGGCATGGTTGAAATCAATAATAAAGTATTTACCGTCGCCAGCGCCGCTACTGACACGGTAGCTTTAAAAGACAAACTCGATTCCATCGACTGGAGTACATTGGGTTCTGATTATACCGCTTTCGAGTCTTCTGTTACCGGTGATGTCGAATGGGATAGTTATGCCGTAACCAACGTAAGCGCCGCCGATATAGCCAAGTTAGCAACAAGAGGCACTGTAACAGGCACGGGCATACCGTCCGATACAACTATTACGGCCATCGGTGACGATACGTTTACAATGTCCAAGAAGGGTACGGCGACTACTACAGCCGTAACTATCACGGTCAGGGGCAGGATTATGCAGGTCGAAAACGCCTTTTTCGGCCTCGACCACCTTGAGGGAAAGACTGTTTCGGTCTTAGGCGACGGTTCGGTCCACGACAATGTAATAGTGAGCAGCGGCGCTGTTACCTTGACCGATTATTATAATAAAGTTCATATAGGTCTGCCCTATAAATCGAAGGTACAGCCCATGAAATTAACGGTGCCGGGCACTAACATAAGGGGCAAGGCCATAAGGGTCCATGAAATGATTGTATCTTTCGATAAGACTTTAGGGGCGCGGGTTGGCCTAAGTGAGGGCGATACGTTACTGACTGTCCCGTTCCGCAAGGTAGGCGATATAACCGGAGAGCCGCCGCCGTTATTTACAGGCGAGAAGTCTAAGAAGATTGAAAGTGGATACCGAACTCAAGGTGATGTTTACGTAGAGCAGGACCAACCCCTGCCGATGACGGTCAGGTCAATTACAGCGAGGTTGAAAGTCTATGGCTGAAATGATATTTAGACAATTCAAGTTCGAAGACGGCCTTTCCTTAAAAGACAAGCCCAACCAGAAAGGACTTAAAGGTCATAAGGACTACGAAAAATGGTTGCGACACAACATGAAAAACGGCCCATCGTGGACGGGGGTACTAAACGGCGTGATTGTCGGTTGCGGTGGGATAGTAATACACTGGAAAGGTTTTGGCGAGGCGTGGGTAGTTATGCCGGAGGGCATAGGCGCCAAGCATATAGACCCGCAATTAGCCAAAGCGAAGTTACATGAAATGATTGAGAGCAACGATTTGAAGAGGACTGAGATTTCGCCCCGCTGCGACTGGGCGCCGGGACTGAGTTATGCCCGATTTTTAGGGTTTAAGGTCGAGGGCAAACGGCGTAAGTATATGCCGGACCCTGATGGTAGTTTAGTAGATTGTTTTTTAATGTCGATAATTAGGGAGTAACATTATGCCCTTAGGTGGAATGGGCCCGTTGGATAGAGCGTTTGGTCGGCTTACGCATACTTCGCGCCAGTTGAATTTATTGCCGGAATCAACCCAGTCTATAACGAAAACAAAAGACCGTCTGTTTGGCAGGCGGAGAAGATTGTCGGGCCGAACTACTGATAGCCTGGCCAGTGAATTATAGGAGATAATATTATGCCGCCAGCAGTTTTAATAGCAGTAGGCGTAGGCGTAGGCGTAGCGGGTTCTTTACAGGCAGGCAGAGAAGCCGAGGCAGCGGGAAGAAGTCAAGCCGCATGGGACGAATACAATGCTCAACTCGCTGAACGCCAAGCCACAGAGGAACAGGAGACTGCCGCCAAAGAAGAACGTAGATTCCGAAAAGGCGGAGCGAGATTAAAGG